AATAATTACTTAGTAGGTAACTACCGCAACATGACAGTTGAGACAGCTACAGATGTAGTTGCACAACAGAAGGCTATGGTTGCAACCCGTCGCTTTGGCTTTATAGCTAAAGAGGCTGGAGCAGCTGGTAAGGCTTCAATGTCGTTAATTAAGTTCGGTTAATACTGACTTAACTAATAGTTGATATAAAACTGGTTAGGGTAATGCCTAGCCGGTTTTTATAAGTGAATTAAGGAATTAAAATGGCAGATTTATATACAGTTAGTGAGTACAAAGCATATGCAGGTATTAACAGTATTACTCGTGACGCAGAAATAAATCTATTAAGAGGCCAAATTAGTGCACTTATAAAAACCTACTGTGGGCGTAGTTTCATAGATAACTACAGCACAGCAAAGACAGAATACTTCGACCTTACAGGGGGCGAAACTTCTGTTTTCCCAACTGAACTACCTATCGTAGAAGTAGTACAGTTACTTGAGCGTAAAAACTCAAAGACGGATAAATCAACCGTCGAAAACAACCACGCAGATAGTAACAATTACTATCTCTTAGAATCAGGTACTGCACAATGTACTATTTCTTCTAATACTACCGAAACGACTTGTATTAATAATGACACCTTTACTGGTGCAGGCTTAAATGATCTAACAATCACTGGATACAACGCAAATACGTCGTCAGGTGAAATTGGACGTAGCTATAAAGTACAAATTGATGGTACAGGAACTCCAAACACGTTTACATGGTCTCGTGATGGAGGGAATAACTGGAAAGAAACAGGCGTAGCAATAACAGGTTCTAGTCAAACGCTAGAGGGCGACATAGCTGTAACTTTTGCAGCCACCACTGGACATACGAACGGAAATGCTTGGGCATTTACGTCTGAGAGATGGACCGGTGAATGTAGCAATACATCTTATACAACACAAGCAACTTGTGAGTCAGCAGCAGAATTTTGGACTGTAGACAGACAATATGAAATAGATGCTGAAGGACAAGAAATTAGTAGAAATATTATTAGTTTCCCTAAAGGTTCTAAATCTGTAAAACTTGTGTATAAAGGTGGATTCTCCTCTACTCCAGCTGAATTGAAGCTAGCTTGCTACGATTTGACTACTTACTATTTAAAGAAAGAGTCAACTCCCGCTAAGTCTATGCCAGGCTCGAATATTAAAAATATATCTCGCAGTCAGTCTTTACATTCAGAATTCCCCCCACACATAAAACGTATTTTGGAGCATTATAGGCATATTAGCTAATGAGCTCTGCAAAATTATCGGCTGTTATTCAAAATAGAGTAATAGCTATATTAAAGAAAGACCTTAGGAAGGAGTTAAATACTCTTATGCCTGAGCTTGAAATAGACAAAAAGTATGTCACAAAATTACTAATGTCACAGTACAGTTTAAGTAAATCTGACGCAGATAAAGCTTTTAACTTTATAATAGATGATATTTCCAATAGGAGTATTTTCGTACGGAAAACCGGAGTAGCGGGTAAACCTAACATATTCTACCCTGGTAAATCCAAAGCAAAAAATAAGTTTGCAGCAGTAAAAGATTGGAAGACTAGTATAAGTAATAAGTTAGAAAAAGAATTCGGAACGAAAGATTTTGGTTCTAAGTTTCATTTAGGACATGGAGGGGGAGGTACCTCAGCTATACCAGCAGTAGGGTATAGAGCCGTTAGAGCAGCTCAGTATTTGGCAGGAAGAGCAGGAGCTGAATCCGCTATAGCGGTACTAAGGTCTACTCCTTTGATTGATGGTATTACAGTAGATGCCGTAGCTAAAACGTCTTTAACTAAGTCAGGGTCTTTTAAGAAAAAGTATACAGTTAGACTACATCTACAATCTGGAAATGAGAACCTAGATCAGGCTATAGTAGAAAAGCTAGCAAATAAGAACCTAATAGACGAACTACAAAGAATAGCAATAGAAGAAGATACTAGCCCACCTGCGATAACGGTAGTAAAAAGAGCTTTAGACAGTGCTATAAATAATAAGAAGAGTAAAAATATTAAATCTACTTCAAAAGCTAAAGTAGTTTATAAAAACCCTAAAAAAGGTAAAAAAGGAGTAGTACCTCCTATACCCCGACTTAGGGACCCTAGGGGGAGATTCACTTCAGCAGCAGGCATTCAACAACTTATACAAGCTCAGATAACTGAAAAAGTAAAAGAGAATATGGGAGAAGGTGGCTCACTAGTAAATAGAACAGGACGATTTGCAGAATCGGTTACTATTACAAATATTACACAGTCTAGGCAAGGAACATTAACAGCTTTTTATAATTATATGAAGTATCCTTACCAGACTTTTGAAAGAGGTTTTAAACAAGGTTCCACAAGAAGAGATCCGCGATTATTGATACATAAGTCTATTAGAGATATAGCAATAAAGTTAGTTCATCGTAAACTAAATATTAAAACAAGGAGAGTATAATGGCAGGTAAAGCACGTTCAGCAATAGTGAATGCACTTATTACTAAGTTAAAACTTATTGATGGCTCTGGTTCTTGGAATATTGATTTAGCTAATAATATTACTAATAAACTGATTTTTTGGGATGAAGTAAATGATTTTCCATATGTTTCAGTAGTAGCAGGAAACGAAGTACGAGAATATTTACCTGGCGGGTTCAAGTGGGGAATGTTAGGATTAAACATACGAATGTACGTGTATGGCGAAGAGCCATTAGATGTACTTGAACAGGTTCTATATGATATTGAAACCCAGATTGATGCTAATAATATATTAACATACGATACTGGGAAGCAGACTGAGCAGATGACGATACTGAGTATCGCAACTGACGAAGGATTACTTGCTCCCTATGGAGTAGGTGAGATTACCTTAGAAGTAAGGTATCAAATATAGTCTACAACGGTAAATAGACAATAGTCGAATAACCCGTTAATGACAAGTTAAAATACAGGAGAGCTAAAATGGCTTTATCTTTAAGCAGAAATGCAACGTTCTATGCGTCATACGTGGCAGCAGGAACATCAACTTGGGACGGTACAGGTACTAACCCATCAGACGCGGATACTTTCGAGATTCCAATTCTAGACGGATTTTCATTCTCACAGGCAACTGGTACACAGAATGTAACTCTAAGCGAAGCAGGTTCAGCACCTAAACGTGGTCAAAAGATTTTTAACACATCTTTAGAGCCAGTTGATTGGAGTTTTACTACTTACATGCGCCCTTTCACAGATAGTGCAGATTCAAACAAGCATTCAGCAACAGAGAAGTTACTTTGGAATGCTATGGTATCTAATACTCAGACTAATAACGCCTCTACTGGTGGTATTGCGTGTGATACAACAGATATGACTATTGATTTTGAAGATTCAGAGCACAGTCAGTTAATTAAGTTTACTGGTTGGTTCGCTTTTTCTGATTCAGCATTAACATATGAGTTAGCTAAGATGTGTGTTACTTCAGCTTCAGTTGATTTTGATATTGATGGTATTGCACAGATCACTTGGACGGGCTATGCAGCTTCAGTTACACAAGTAGACGCTAACTACCCTAATCAGTCAGGACATGCTACAGACGGATTTGTACCTGCTAACACAGATGCAGACTTCATTCTTAACAGACTTAGTACTGTTACTTTGACTTCATCTATCTCTGGTGGTTCAAAAGTATACACATTCCCACTAACAGGTGGTAATGTTACTATTGATAATGGTATTACTTATGTGACAGCAGAAGAGTTAGGTAAGATTAATACTCCAATTGATCACCAAACAGGCACTAGAGCTATATCAGGTAACTTCACATGTTACTTAGATTCATCAGCTCTTAGCTCGAAGGTCATGTACGATGATATCTTAGCAGATATTAATAGTGCCGCACCAGACGTAACAAACTCTTTCAACATTGATCTTAAGATTGGTGGTGCAAGTGCTCCATTTGTACAGTTCAGTATTCCTACAGCTCACTTAGAGTTGCCGTCTATTGATACTGCAGATGTTATGGGTGTTACAGTTAACTTCACTGCTCTGGAAACAGACTTCGGTGGAGAAGACGAAATGACAGTTAACTATAAAGGACTAACTAGTACTTAATATTTAATGTCTTTAATGGTGTGCTTCGGCGCACCATTATTTTTTATTTAAAACACAGGATATATAAAATGACAACAGCAACAACAACAGCAACAACAAGTATTCAGAATTTATCTGACTTACTTACTTCAAGTAAAACAGCGACAGTCGACTTCCCGGGTTACCCAGGTTTCGAAGTACAACTTACTTATTTAGCACGAGATGAAATGCTAAAGCTACGTAAAAAGGCAGTTACTACAAAGATTAATCGTAGAACTAGACAGCCTGAAGAAGAATTAAATGAAGAAGTATTCCTAAAAGAGTACATTAAAGCCGTGATTAAAGGCTGGACAGGTTTAAAAATGACTTATCTAGTACAACTTATTCCGGTAGATGAGGATAAAATTGCAGATATGAATGCAGAACTTCCTTTTAGTACTGAGAACGCAGAAATACTAATGCAAAACTCAGGAGACTTTGATTCTTGGCTCACCGAAACAGTAGGTGACCTTGCAAATTTTACGAAGAGCAAATAGTCTATTGGACTAAACAAATAGATAATCATTTTACAGGCGTTGGCGAGAGTTTCGATAAACAAAAACGCGTAGATATGATGATCCAAATGGAAGAGAACGGGATGGAAGTGGATTGGTCCGCTTTAGATGAGGATGAAGTAGTTTTCCCTTATGAAATCCAAGAGGCCTTTCAAGTTTGGAACTATTTGCCAGATCAGTGGGACGGTATGAGTGGTACATATTTCGGTAAACAAATTGCCGGAATAAAAGATGTTATGGAGTTACTTGAAGTAAGTAACAAGAAAGAAATATTCAAGCTGGTAAAGATTATTGATACAAAGTATTCAAAACATGTCAATAAGAAGCAAAAGGAACAGCAAACGGGGCCTAAAAAGGCCTAGTGAGAGAATAATAAAATGGCAGGAAAGCACGATAAAAATATTAAGATTACGGTAAGTGATAATGGTACTCTGAAACAGAAGACCAAAGACATTAACAAACTTAATAAAGCAGTAGACAGAAATAGTAAGAAATCTGGTAACCTTGATAGAAATATGAAGGGTAATGCTAGAATGTCTTCTAACGCCTCTAAAAACTTCTCTAAACAAGCTCAAGGTATGCAGGGTGTTCTAGTTCCTGCCTACGCAGAAGTCGCAGCACGTGTATTTGCGTTAACAGCTTTATACACCGCTTTAGAAAGAGCCGCTGACTTTGCAATATTACAAAAAGGTCAAGCCGCCTTCGCAGCCTCTACAGGTAAGAATATGGCTCAGATCGCCAGAAGCGTTCAAAAAGCTTCTGGATATATGCTTGATTTCCAACAAGCTTCTACTAGTACAGCACTAGCTACAACTGCAGGTCTAACTGCAAAACAAATTGAAAAAATGACTAAGGGTGCACGAGCTGCTTCAGTTGCTCTTGGTAGAAATATGGCCGATGCTATGGATCGTTTAACCCGTGGTATTGTAAAGGCGGAACCTGAAATCTTAGACGAATTAGGTGTAATCATTAGACTTGATACAGTATATAAAGACTTCGCTAAAAGTATAGATAAGACTACTACAGAATTAACTGAAATGGAGAAGTTAACTGCACGTAATGTCGCTATTATGGGGCAGTTAGAAGGGAAGTTTGGAGATATAGCTACAACTATACCTGCGAATGCTTTCGCTCAGTTAAGTACCTCTATTATAGATATGGTAAATCAAGGTGGAGCCTTAATCGATAAGGTATTTGGACCTTTAGTGCGTTCTTTAGCAGATAATAAAGAATTGTTACTAGCTATAATGGCTATAGTTGGTAGAAGCCTAATAAGAACAGTATTTCCTGTATTTGACAAGATGGGTGAGAAGATAGACGCCTGGACCTCGAAGATGTCATTGTTTAGAGATAAGTTGATACGAACTCAACAGACAATGAAACAGGCTTCTAAAATGGCTAAGTGGGACCTTGTAAAAGGGATGCGAATAGACCGAGCTACAGATGCTCTTACAAAAATGGGTGCGGACTCTGGTAAATTTGGAGGAAAGAAATTTGCAGAAGAATGGAGAAAGGGTACTAGAGGTAAAGCACTTTTTGACCAAAAAGGTTTAATTAAGGCTCTAAGACAGACGGTACGTATGGGTATGGGTAGTGCTGTGGAGACTGGTTTTGCAACTACTCCAGGAATGTCAGGTAAATCTGTTGCGGAGATGCAAAAGCTTGATGCAACATTAGCTCGTTTACAAGGCACTATAGCTTCTATAGCCAAGGCTACTAAAGGTACCATGGCTTCAGATATTATGAGTAATATCTCTGACATGACAAAAAGATTTGTATCTCTGGGAGTCACGTTAGCGGGGGTCACAGGAAACTTCCTAGCTATGGGTAGAGCAGGTTCTAGTTTAGCGCATGAATTAGGACTATTCAAAACAGTCGGAGCAATTTTCAGCAAAGCTTTTAGAACTAAATCTATCGATAGACTGAATACAGAATTGATGGGGTTGGGGGAGTCAGAAACGGCCGCTAAAAAACATTTAGAGGGTATAATAAACCATCTGACCGAACTTGAGGTTAATGCTGATTCGTCTACGGGTAAAATTACCAAAGCTTTTGGTGTTATGGGTGCTGGTATAGGAGCAACTATAACAGGTTTATCAAAGGGTCTTAATGCTTTAGTAGGTATTATGGGTGCTTGGATGATGGTTAAGTGGATTGCTCAAATGGCTTTCGATATGTCAGATGCATTTGCTGCGGCTGGTGAATCGTTAGATGGTCTAAATAATAGCTTAAAGGAAACTGTAACTACCACTGAAAAGTTTTTCAAAAAAGGTGGAAGACTTGGAACTTTAGGTTCTGATATAGCTGGGTCAATTCGTTCAAGAGAGTTCAAGGCCAATATAGCAGAAGGAGTAAACGAAGCATTAATAGGAGCCTCAGCGGGTTTGAATGCTGATAGAATTGCAGAAGCTTGGGGCGGCCAAATTATGGATTCAATCGCAGCTGTATTTGGACAAGGTATAGCAGACTCCATAGGGGATGCAACTGCCAATGCGTTAGTAGGGCTAGCTTCGACTATGTCTTCATCTGAATTTGATAAGTTCATAGAAGATATCAACTTGCAAAAGAACTTAGCAAGCACTGTTGCTACAGGTGGAGGATGGGAAGTCACGGGGTCAGTTGCAGCAGGAATTGCTTCTGTAGGGCTAGCAGCTCATACTGTTACGGCCGCAACCACAGGTTTGACCCTATCAATGTTGGGTGGTGCTTCAGCGATGGCGGCAATGGTACCAGTAATAGGCTGGGGTGCGGCAGCTCTAACAGCAGTGGGCGCAGCTGCGTGGTTAGCTATAGATTCTTTCACTAAACTAACTACTAGCTCTAAAGAGGCAGCAGAAGGGATAGTAGGCACTTTAAGATCAGTAAATGAAGGCATAATATCCCCAGCATTAGCAGTAGACAAATTAGCCGGTAAGTTTAATATGACTAGAGAAAATGCTATTCAATTTTATGAAGATTTAACTGCTGCTTCAAAGACATATAATGACATAGCAAAAAAACAGGCAGAAACTTTAAAAAATCTAGCTAACCAATTCAAAAAAGTATCAGAAGGTGTAAAATCTATCTCAGACTCATTACTACTAGGAGGAGGCCTTAAAGATTTCGCTGGTTCTTTCGGAGCAGTAATAAAGGGTCTTGACGATGTTGTAGTAACACAAGCTGAAAAATATAAACTTCTAAAGCAAGAGGGGTGGGAATTTACAGGTTATTACGCAAAGGTATTAAAGAGTCAATTAAAACTTGAGGAAAAGCATGTAAAAGCGCTTGCAGATTTAAGAGCAAGAACAGACGTAAGTGGGGATGAGAAAAAAGAACTAGTTGCGGAGGGAGTTAAGAGGTTAACTAGCACTAGAAGAAGTATAGAAGAAATGCAAGGCGATCTATATAGCAAACTATATAGTTCTACATATGGTGAAGTAAATAGACAGGAGAAAAAGGACTTGGGATCGCTTACTAAAGCGGAGCAAGACTTGATGAGAGCAAAGACAGATAGAGCTATAGCTGTCAAACTATTTGGAGGGGATGCACAAAAGCTGTACCACTTAGAACTAACTGCGGCTGTTAAACTTGCACAGTATGCTTCTGATAAGGTTCATATGGAGCAATTTGGTAACTCAGCACTCAAAGAGAAAGCTACCATCGAGCTGAAAGTACTAGGAATAGAAAAGCAGAGACTACAGAATAAACTTGTTTTTGCAAAGCAGACTAAAGAAGAAGCACGTAATACAGAATTACAAATAGTAAATTTAAATGTAAAGATTGTACAAGCAGGTAAAATAGCTCGTCAATTATCTGAGCATTTCCACGACATAGCAGGAACTACTCAAACTATTACTCAAAGAATATCTGCCATGAGTCAAGATAACCCTTTTGGTGCAACAGAGTTCATGAACTGGAAGAGTGATGAAATAAATAAGGAATTTAACGCTTTCAGAAATTCTTTAGATGAAACCTTTGCTAGTGGCCAGCAAGTTGTCGGCATAGTAAGTGCTCTTATAGAAAAAAATGGAGAACTAAACTCTAAGGGACTAACAGAGGGATTCGCTAAAAGGTTTGCTAAAGCCTTCCCAAGTGAGAAAGAATTTAAAAAGACATATAAATGGATTAAGTTAGCTACAACTGCTGAAGGTAAAGTAATAACTAGTAGATTTGAACAACTAAATGCGGAAAAAACAGACCGTGCTATAGAACTGACCCATTGGGCAGAGCACGAGGACCTAATAGAGCTTAGGAAGACTATCGCTACGTATGAACGCGATATGAAGGAAGAAGGTCTAGAACTAGTAAAGAAAGAAATAATGTTAAGGGAAATAGCCGCAGAGACGGAGAAGACCCAAGCAGAGCTAATAGTAGCAAGAAGAAATGAAACGACAACCCTCTTTAGAGAGGCGTTCGAAGCTATAGGGTCTTCTTTTGAAAGTAGTATATCAAGTGCAGTATCTGATTTATTAATGCAAAAGGACGTTGATCCAGCAGATTTACAGGCTGATTTAACCCAGGGTTTGGCAGATGCTGCAGGTGACATAATAGGCACCATGGCTAACGACTTATTATTTTCAAGATCAGGGATAGCGGGGATGATGACTGAGGGATTGTTTGGTTCAGGTATTGCTGATAAGATATTCCCACCTACTGACGTTGAGAAACTAGTACAGAAATTAGAAGACTTAGGGAAATACTCGGCCTCAATGGTTGCTCACCTTAAAGGCATTAAAGAGAATACTAAGGCTCTTAGTGATACTATTAAATCTGGTACCGGTAAAATCGGAACTACCGAGTCAAGCGAAGGTCTAGCAAAATTAAGTGATGTAATGACTGGGGCCATCGGAGGGTTAGGAAAAACTATAGCAGAGCGGTTTAGTAGTATAATAAAAGATAGTTTAGGACATGTAGTTTCTCAAGGAGAGTTAGATTTAGCTACTAAAACGTTCGTCACTGAGTCAGATTTACAGGCTAAACTAGACGCGTACAATAAGAAGGTTCAGGAAACAAAAGATAAGAAGAAGACGTATAAAGACCTAACTTCGAATACCTTATCCGCAAGCACATCAAACACCTTACCAGCAACTGTAGATACCGGTATACCTGCGTTGAATAAAATATTAAGTAATATTAATATTATTAAAGAGGGTGAGGAATTAGAAGCATTTCCTGATATGAATAAGAATAAATATAGCTTTACAGGTTTCGAAAGCGAAGCAGAGGGCAGAGCTGAGTTAAATAAGAATGTAAAAGAACACCTTAGAATTGCTAAGGATAGTATCTTTGCACTTAACGCTGATTATTTCTTACAGCTAGCGGGTGAGTATTCATATATGAAACATGGCCAAACTGATATAGGTAAAAGCTTAAGCGGGGTATCTAATGGTACGGACCAAGGTCTTTTCGCGTGGGGAGATAAGGGCGGATTAGGTGCTATTATTCATGAAGCAGTCCATCCTTTAGTTGAGGCGTTAACTACTTTAGATACAACAGATTTTGATAAGTATTCGGACGTTACACAGACTTCTATGCTTAATATGTCACAAGCGTACTTAGGATCGAAGGAGTTCAAGTCCTTAGATGTTCAAACTTCTACACAGGTATATCAGCTTTTAAATGCTATAACTGCAAAATCAGAGAGAGTGATTGATGAGTACCTGGTACGAGGAATATCACAGAATGCCTTAAGAGGGGAAGGGTCTAAGCCGTCTGATTGGGTACCAAGTTTTATTCAAAAAGCAATGCCTGAGGTAATAAAAGAGATGGACAGGCTTTCCACTCCTCAAACTATTAAAGATTTCGATACTAGTGTAGTAGACGTAGTTGGCGCCTTGCGCGGATTTTTTGAAGTATTGACTAGTAGTAATTTCAATAACTCTACTGCTAGTGATTTAAGAGCAAGTGCCTTAAAAGGAGGTACCCCCGAGCAACTAGCAAGGTGGGCGGAACTTCAAGACATAAAAGAAAGACAACAAAAATTAGCTAAACTGCATGGGGACCCTGGTACTTTTAAAAGAAAAATGATGGGAGACATGAGGTTCCAGACAAAGGCACAATATCCTCTAAAGGCCAAAGCATTCATGGCGGGAGAGGCTCTAGTAGGGTTACTCAAAAAGTACAAGATAGCTGCAGGAGTAATTACCGGTATAATAGCAGCTTTGACAAAGGGGTGGAACAATGTTCAAGATGCTAAAAAGTCGGACATGTATAAAGAGCAGGATAAAGAATACCAAGAATACAAGGCATGGACACAAGGGGGATATAAAGACTCCACTACTAGTTCCCTAATGCCAGACAGAGCGGCGTTAGAAGACGGAAATATTTTTAAGATATACTGGAATTACGGTATAAGGATGGGGCAAGCAATAAATGAAGCCCTAGGATTAGATTCTGGTGCTTTTGCAGAAAAACTTAAGGCTAAATCTAGTGTAGAGTACTACGATCCCTATTCAAATTTAACTACTAATAGTCTTACTACTAGTAACTTAAATAAAGGGGCTACTCCTAATGTGGGAGATAGTATGATATTTGGTTCAGCTACTAGAGATATAGATAATATTGCAACTTCTGGACTAAACTTCACAGCTCAACTCATAGATACTCAAAGACTACAAATACAGGAATTTATGTCGGTATTAGCAGCATCAGAGATGGGTACTCCACTCAAGGATGCAGTATCAAGTTTAGAGGCATTTATGAGTTTTATTGATGCTCAGATGAAACCTCTTGTTATTGAACTTACTACCTTAACAACAGCCGCAAATAATCTATTCGGATTAACTAGTACACCGCCTTCTCCTTGGAGTAGTATGGCTGTTCCTAGCTTTAATAATTCAACAGAAAATACTCTTCAACCTCATGTAGACGCAACCGGAGCTCTTAGCGTTAAAGAAGTAGCTCCTGTAGTGCCTGGGTCTGGACAGCCAGTAGCAGTAACGTCTGTTGGAACAGAAAATGCGATGGTAGCCGCTGGTAGTCAAATAAAATCTTCATTAGCTAGTGGATTTGCTAATCTTATAATGAATGATAATGTTAATGTTAGAGCTATGATTTCTAATACATTAAGCCAAGTAGGAACTAATCTGATGACTAGCGCTTTAGGCAGTATATTTGGTCTAGCAAATGGTGGTGTTCTTTCAGGAGGCTTTAAAGCCTTCGCAAATGGCGGCACCGTTACTAAGCCCACACTAGGATTAGTAGGGGAAGGTAGATACAACGAAGCGGTAGTACCTCTACCTGATGGAAGATCAATCCCAGTAATAGGAGCAACAGGAACTACGGAAAATAACGTTACAGTTAATGTTACAATTGATAGTGATGGAAACGCTAAATCTGATACTAGTTCTGGAATGGATGGAGATAAAGCTAAACAACTTGGTTACATGGTTTCACAAGCAGTACAGATGGAACTAGTAGAGCAGAAGCGACCTGGAGGACTACTTAGTCAATACTAATTATGGCAAATTTTAATACAGAAGTAAATATAAATCCAGATAGAGGACTCAAATCAGAACAACAGCCTAGAATTTTGAAAGCTACTTACGGTGATGGGTACGAGCAGCGAGTAGCTGCCGGTATAAATAATTTACCTGAATCATGGAACTTAACTTGGAAAAATAGAACCTCGGCAGAAGCTAATAAGATTGTAGGCTTTCTTGAAGAGCAAGCAGGCATAACTGCATTTGACTGGTACCCTACTGGGTATGAGATAGCCAGTACTACTACCGCAATTTCTACTAAGAAATTGATAGATACTAGTCAATATTTTACTGCTAGATATTTAAACACTACTGTTACAGATTCAGGCGGAGCGACTTCTACTGTAACGGCAGTAGATAGCGCAACGCAATTATCATTATCAGTAGATATTATGTCAAGTGGAGAAACTTATACTATTAATCCATATAAGAAATATACTTGTGGAAAGTGGAGTTCTCAAGAAACTTTGTCAGGTATTAGAACTATAACAGCAACATTTACAAAGGTATTTGAACCATGAGTGATAAAATTACAGCAGATATTCACGGCTTTGAGCCAGGAGCAGTTATTGAGTTATTTGAACTTGACCTATCGGTGGGTACTGCCCCAGACTCAGAACCTATCCTTAGGTGGCATGCCGGTCAGAATGAAAATCTACAAGAAATAGTATGGCAGGGTAATAGGTATTCAGCTATGCCTATTGAAGCCGAAGGGTTTGAGTTTTCTGGCAAGGGGGCGATACCTAGACCTGTAATTACTGTAGCTAATATTACTTCTATTTTATCTAGCGTTATTAATAGTTACGATGATTTAGTTGGTGCAAAGGTTGTAAGAAAGAAAACTTTCGCAAAGTATTTAGATTCTTATTGTTATACTGGGGGATATCCAACCGCTGGGCTGTGTACCGGGGAATCAGGATCGGATCCAAGTCTGAGTAAATCAGACTGTTTAGATACTAATAAAAACGGTTCTGTAGGTACTTGGACAGTATACAACCAGACTACTTGTGAAGCAGCAGCAGGGCCGGGTATATGGTACGCTTCCGCTATAGCAGATGATACTGCACATTTTCCAGATGAAATCTGGTATGTAGATAGAAAAGCTATAGAAACTAATACTCATATTCAATTTGAATTAACTGCCGCACATGACATACACGGAGTTAAGCTACCTTCTAGAACGGTAGTAGCTAACTCGTGCCCTTGGGTATATAGAGGAGTGGAGTGTGGGTATTCTGGTAGTAGTTATTGGGATATTAGTAATAATGTAGTGGGATCATCTTCTGATGATGTATGTTCAAAAACTTTTACCTCTTGTGAACTGAGGTTCCCTGAGCCTTTAGAAAGCCCTTTTGGGGGGTTCCCAGGAGCTGGTATTAATATGGGCTCGGTACGATGAATGATAAAACTCTAGATGATTTTAGAAAGCATGTAGAAGCGGAATACCCTAAAGAAGCCTGCGGGTTTATAATAGGGGTAGGCAAGAAAGAAAGGTACTTCCCAGCAAAAAATATAGCAGGTCGCGCAGAAGAGTATTTTATAATAGATCCAGTAAGTTATGCGGATGCAGAAGATACAGGAGTTATTATAGGTATTTGTCATTCTCATCCTAATGAAGGCTGTACGCCTTCTGAAGCGGATAAAGTTGCTTGCGAAACTTCTAATAAGCCTTGGCACATTTTAAGTTGGCCAGGTAACAGACTATATAGCTGGGAGCCCACAGGGTACGAAGCCCCAATAGTGGGTAGACAATTCAGTTATGGAGTTTTAGATTGTTGTACATTACTTAGAGATTATTACAAAAAAGAGCTAAATATCGATTTTGAATGTTATAGTGGTCAAGACGGCTGGTGGGATAAAGGAGAGAATCGATATTTAGAAAACTATGAAGAGCAGGGTTTTGTTAAGATACTTGATGAAAATGACATTAAAAAATACGATGTATTTTTAATAAAATTAGTTTCACCTGTACCAAACCATGCCGCAGTTTTTATTGGGAACGATAGAATTTTACATCACGTATACGGTAGACTATCCAATAGAGAAATCTATGGCGGATATTGGAGAAAACATACCACGCACCATTTAAGGCACAAATCATTATGTTAAAGAAAATAATACTTTATGGAGAGTTAGCTGAAAAGTTCGGAAAGGAGTGGTCCTTAGACGTAGACTCCCCTGGGGAGGCTTTTAAAGCACTTGACGTTAATAATATAGGATTTAGACAGTTTGTTGCTTCTTCAGAAGAACGAGGTGTAGGGTACAAAATAATGGTAGGGAAGTCTTATATTAATGACTATCCTGAATTAGGAGACCCTTCTGGCCGTCAAGAAATTAAGATAATTCCTGTAGTTCTTGGAGCAAAAAGTAAAGGTCTAGGCATGATTCTTTTAGGAGCACTTATTATCGGTGGCTTTTATGCGTACGGGCTTCAATCGATAGGTTCTTTAGCAGCCGGAGAATTAGGAGCTATGGGTACTATAACTCACGGAGTAACTTTAGCGGGCTCAATGGGTACTATGGCATTAAAGTTTGCAGGAGCCTTAATACTAGGAGGGGTGGCTTCTATGTTAGCACCAACACCGGAGCTTCCATCTACAGCTGATAGGCCTACAAACTATGGATTTGATGGGGCAGCTAATACAGCTAGACAAGGTTTCGCTATTCCTGTATGTTACGGGCAATTGTTAGTAGGAGGAGCCGTTATCAGTTCTGGAGTTATGCCAGAGGATTATATACCAGAGGATGTAGCATGAGTAATAAAGATTGGATTAGAGGTGCAGGTGGAGGAAAAGGTGGTAGCGGTGGTGCCCCTAAAGAAGATGATGATACATTATTTTCAGAATCTAAAGCTAGAGTTATTGATTTATTATCTGAAGGAGAGATAGTAGGGTTATTAAATGCTGAAAAGTCTATTTACCTAAATGAAACTCCACTACAAGACTCTGCGGGTGGGAGTAACTTCGACGACGTATCTTATTCTACTAGAGAGGGTACAAATTCTCAGACTTACATACCAGGGTTTTCAGGGACAGAATCTGGGGTAGGTGTTGGCATTCCAGTAACTAAAGAAGCCCCCGGAGCCATAATCAAAACATTTTCATCTACTACAGTAGATGCAGTAAGAGTTATAATACATACTCCAGCACTTTTAGATGGGGACAATGATGAGGGGGACTTACACGGTTCCACCGTGTCCTTCAAAATCTGGCTAGAAAAAGACAACGACGGGGGTTGGTACGAGGCAAAAGCAGACTCTTTTACAGGGAAGACATCAGCAAAGTATGAAAGAGCATATAGACTAGATATACCATCGACTTGGAAGTCCGCTGGGTTTACTACTATAGCTATTAAAGTAGAAAGGACTAGTGAGGACGCTACTTCTACAAAAATACAGAATGAAATATATTTTAATTCTTATACTATAATTATAGATAATAAATTAAGGTATCCTAATAGCGCTTTAATAGCTACTCAGGTAGACGCTAGACAGTTTACTTCTATTCCTAGACGAGCATATGAAATAAAAGGAGTAAAGATAAAAGTTCCTAGTAACTACACTCCTTACGATCCTGGACATTGTTCTTTATCTGGTTATAGACGAAAAGATAGGTGTGTACAAGCGGGAGGAACCTGGTTAGGTACCTCGCCTGGAGATGCTTTGTACACTGGCTCGTGGGATGGTACGTTTGATATTGCATGGACTTGTAATCCTGCTTGGATTTTATACGACTTATGTACTGATGAAAGGTACGGATTAGGTAAGTGGCTATCTGCTAGTCAGATGGATAAGTGGTCTCTATATGAGATTGGAAAGTATTGTGATTCAGTAGATAACTCGGGAAACTTTATTGGAGTAGACGACGGATGGGATAATAAAGAGGCACGATTTGCTTGCAATCTGTACTTACAAGGCAGAGAAGAAGCTTTTAAAGTACTAAATGACATATCCTCAGCGTTTAGAGGTATGATATATTGGCAACAAGGACAGATTAGTTCTGTACAGGATGCACCTAAAGATCCAGTGATGAATTTTTCAGACGCTAATGTAATTGAAGGCTCTTTCACGTATGAAGGAACTTCTAGGAAACAGAGACATAACGTAGCGCACGTTACTTGGAATAACCCAGAAGATTTCTATAGGCAAAATGTCGAGTATGTAGAGGATGCTCCAGGCATAGTTAATGCTAATAATCAGATTTTTTCTACAGATGTAATTGCTGTAGGTTGTACTTCGCAAGGCCAGGCTAGAAGAGTAGGTAAGTGGATTTTATATACTGAAAGGTACGAAACTGAAACTGTAACCTTTACAACAGGTATGGAAGGTGCAGCAGTTAGACCTGGAGATATTATTAAAGTAGCCGACTCTCATAAAGCGGGTATTCGTTATGGAGGCAGAATTGCGGCAGGCAGTACAACTACTACTATTAAATTAGATGCCCCTACTTCTGTTACTGCACTTAAAACTTATAAGTTATCTCTAATTAATACAGAAGAGGCATGTGTACAGTCTGGAGTTAAACAATCGGAGACTACTCAAGAGACTTGTTTAAATGCTCACGTAGATAATGAGTGGAAACCTTATGTGTGGGTAGAAACAAAAGATGTTAACTATGTATCAGTAACAGAAGAAGTAACAGAAGTTACAGTGACTTCTGCATTCGCCAATACTCCTACAGCTAACTATATGTGGATACTAGAGGAGATGGGGTCCGTAGAGGCTCAGGATTTTAGAGTATTAATAACTAGGGAGTCTGGTGCTAATATGGTTGAAATTTCAGCATTGAAGTATCATGGAGCGAAGTATGACTTGATAGAAGAGGACATAGCCTTCTCTGCTAAGTCCACTAGTAGTTTACCTAACCCTAGTGACCCAATACCGTCTCCATCTAACTTAACTATTACAGAGGAATTGTATATTGACTCAATGGGTAATGTTAAAAATAGAGCAGAATTTTCTTGGGATGCCCCAAAAACTGCGGGTACCGCAACTACTTACCCATATATTGCATCGTACTATGTTGAATGGAGAAGAAAGGCTCCCGCTATTACAAACTGGGTTTCTATAGGGGAAACTTCAGCACAAAGTGTTATTATTGATGATGCTCCAGCAGGTACGCTAGAGTTTCGAGTTAAGACAAGGAGAATTTTCTAATGCTATACTCACCTTTTGCTACTTGGTCCGATGAAATATATGGTAAATTAACGCCCCCTAACAACGTTACAGATTTTTTCATGATATCTCAAGGTGACCAGGCTAATCTAAGTTGGACAGGAGTACCTGATTTAGATGTTATAAATGGAGGAACTTACTGGGTAAGGTATACTAGTGCGGTTAGTGCAAGTTGGGCGGCTGCTTCAGATATTACTAAAACAATACCGGGTAATGCCACGAGCTATTCAGTGCCTTTAATGTCAGGAACCTATTTAATCAAAGCGTTAGATTCTTCTGGTAATGAATCAGGTACTGCTACTAAAGTCACCTCCAATGTGGCGGACATATTATCGTTGAATGCAGTATACACTAGCGTACAAAATCCAAACTATGGCAGTAATACTGCAGATGAAGGGATAAATAATCCTGCTAATACTAATATATTTTATGATACAAATAATCAAAGTATACAGATAGATACTATTAATCTAGCCTCTGGAACTCATGATGCCTATTACAATACAGGAACTCATGAGGATGATGTAGTATCTTCTGGAACGCACGACGACGCCAGATCTACAGGCACTAGCAATGATATCTTAGTATCGGGTACTCATGATGATAACTTAGCTACTGGAACGCACGATGACGCTAGAGATACCGGTACTTATAATGAATATATAGCTACAGGTACTCATGATGGGTTCGGTACAGGTACTCATGATGATGCTAGAGCTACTGGAGTACACAATGCTATTTTAAATTCAGGTAGCACAGAATTAAACAATAACAACATATTTGATACCGCCTCTGGCAACTTCGACAGCAGATTAGGTAACTTTGACGACATCGCACATACTACTAACATGTTGGAAGACGATAACGCTTCTTTTGACTCTAGTTGGTTAAATAACATTATTCGCAATACTACAGATAATACTACGGCTACAGTAAATACAGTAACTAGTAGTACTAGATTAATCTTAAGTTCGGATATATTTGATGGGTATAGTGGAGATGCTTACAGATTAGAAACTAAAGCTAATCAATTAAGAGATACTACTGCAACATTTGTAGCCGCAGATATAGGAAGAACAATACGAAATAATACGGATGGAGGCACTGCAACTATTTCTACTATTAACAGTTCTAGTTTGGTAACTTTATCTTCCGCTTTATTTCAAAATGACCACGGAGATACGTGGGAATTAGAAGCAGGTCCTAATGTACTAAGAGATACCGGAGCCAGCTTTACTTCTGCGCTAGTAGGTAGGACAGTTAGAAATGTATCCGCCGGCACAACCGCTACAGTTTCATCTTTTACTAGTACTACGGAACTAGTACTATCTTCTGGTATTTTTGACAATAAAAATACTCACGTATACCAGGTAGAGGCAGGCCCGTCTAAGCTTTATAATACTGGTGGTGGGTTCTCATCAGGAATGGTAGGTAATAAAGTATATAATACTACTCGTAGTACAACTACTACAGTTAGTGCTTATGTAAGTGCTAATGAGCTTACTTTATCTTCTGGGATATTTGACAATAAAGAAGGGGATAGTTATAACGTAAATAATGAACTTAACAGACTAAGAGACTTATCGGCAAGCTTCTCAACTGCAGATATAGGAAGAACTGTTAGGAATACTACGGATAATACAACTACTACAATTGCTAGTAGGTTAAGTAACACAGAAGTTACTTTATCTTCTGGTATTTTTAATGATTCACATGGAGATACGTGGGAACTAGAAGCAGGACCAAGGTACTTAAGGGATATCGGCGCAGGCTTTACTTCTGCGCTAGTAGGTAGAACTGTACGTAATACTAATGATAATACTACTGCTACGGTATCAACTTATGTTAGCTCTACTGAATTAATCCTATCTTCTGGTATTTTTGACAATAAAAATGCACATAATTATGAGGTAGAAGTAGGACCTAATAAACTATATAATACAGGGGGAGGTTTCGTATCTTCTCATGTAGGAAATCTAGTAAGAAACACGAATACTAACACTACTGCAACAGTTAGTGCTTATGTAAGCGCTAATGAGCTCACTTTATCTTCGGGTATTTTTGATAATAAAAATGGCCATACGTATAATGTACATAATGAAACAGGGCGAGTTAGAGATACTGGAGCCTCGTTCTCTTCTAGTGATGTAGGCAGAACTATTCGTAATAATACAGATAATACAACTACTACAATATCTGGCTTTATCAGTAGTAATGAACTTACTTTATCTTCTGGTATTTTTAACGATCAGAGTGGGGATATATGGGAGATAGAGGCTGGACCAAATAATCTAAGAGACACCGGCGCAAGCTTTACTTCTGCGCTAGTAGGAAGAACGGTACGAAATACTAATGATAGTACTACTGCTACAGTTTCAGCTTTTGTGAATAGTAATGAGCTAACTTTGTCTTCTGGTATCTTTGATAATAAAGATACCCATACTTATCAAATAGAGCCTGGATATGATAGATTATACGATCCTACAGCCTCTTTTAGTACTGAAGTAGTAGGTAAGGTAGTACGTAATACTACTGATAATACTACAGCTACAATATCTTCAAGAACTAGCAGTACAGAGTTAGTACTATCCTCTCCAATTTTTGATAATCAAGATGGGGAAGGGTACCGTATAGAAGTACCAAATGCAGTACTAAGAGATACAGGAGCCTCCTTCACATCTACTCATGATAATAGATTAATACGAAATTTAGATACAGGAGCCTTATCATCTATTTCCTCAGTTCAAGATAGCAATACTCTAATACTAGAGGCAGATATATTTGGGCAAACTAATTCGTCAAACTATAAGGTAGAGGGAGATGTACTATCCTATGGGTACTATTACTTTACAGCTCAGGACTATGATCTTGGTGAAGTATATACCAATAGACTTACTGCATCATACGCTAGTAGTTCTTTCTCTACTACTAGCTTATTTGACGCTACCTCTGGATTATTTGATGAGCCAGGAAAAGGTTTGTTTGATGGTTCTGATATATCAGATACCAATGCTTCTATGGAAGTTAGTATTACTTCGGATGACCCTTCTGGAGCTTCTCCTACTTGGTCTACGTGGGCACCTTTCTTCGTAGGAGACTATACAGCTAGAGGTATACGATTTAGATCAAAACTAACCAGTAGTAATACTACACATAACGTTAGATTAGATGCTTTATCTGCTACAATAGATATGCCGGATACTATTAAAAGAGATACACACATTATAAGCAGCTCTGGTACTAATAATGGTACCGAAGTAATAACATATAGTACCCCTTTTAAGGCAACACCTACGGTGGGTATTACGGTTCAGAACTTTAATTCTGGGGAGTATTATACTATAACTAGTGCAACTACTACCGGATTTACAGTAACTTTTTATACAAGTAGCAGTATTGCTACCCAGAAAACTTTCAATTGGATAAGTACAGGATATTAAACTATGGCAACACATGACTACAACATTTCTAATCAATCATTCCCAGCGACCCGCTCGGATATAAATAATGCTTTAGCGGCTATTAAGAGTACTAATAGTAACGCTTCGGCACCTTCATCCCCTACTACAGGGCAACTCTGGTATGACTCTGCCAACAACTTACTAAAAGTTCACAATGGCACTTCTTTCGAAGAAGTGATTTCTGGTACAATAGTAGGCGGGGATATAGCCTCGGGAGCTATCTCTACTATTAAAATTGCTTCTGATAACGTTACTGCTGACAAACTAGCAGTCTCTGGCAACGGTAGTAATACCCAGTTTCTAAGGTCTGATGGGGATGGTACTTTTTCTTGGGTTACCCCTACTAATACTAATACTACCTATTCAGCAGGCTCGGGAATTAATTTATCGGGAACTACATTCTCTGTACAGCCAGATCTTAGGGACGCTATGACTCATATAGGTAGAGACTCTAATGACTATATTATATTTAATACAGCAGATTTTGGATTTTTCCTTAATGGTACAGAGAGATTCAGAATGGAGAGTGATGGAGATCTGCACGCTGATGGCAGCGTAGTAGCTTATTCAGCTACAGTGTCTGATATGAACCTAAAGACTGCAATTTCCACAGTTGATGGGGCCTTAGATAAAGTTTCACAGCTTAATGGAGTGGAGTTTACACGTAAGGATAGCGGTAAAAGATCTGCAGGAGTAATTGCTCAGGATGTGGAGAAAGTATTACCTCAGGCAGTAGTTGAAAGAAGTCTACCTTTACATACAGGAACTGATGAAGTTTTTAAAACTGTAGAGTACGATGCGTTGCATTCATTATATATTGAGGCTATTAAAGAACTTAAAGATATGGTGGAAAAACAAGCAATACAGATAAAAGATCTTCAAGGGGCATAAGAAAATTAACTCTTGACTTTTCTGTTGGAATTTGATATAATAGTTAGTAAGAAAAGGTCATTAAAATAATTTGGTGTACACCTTTTAACAAGTATAAAGCATCTTTCAATAAAAAATTGAAATAGGCACAGTTTTTCTAAGGAATTTATTATGGCAGCAGGTATTTATAATTTAAGTATTGAGCAGGGTTCCTCTTGGGAACTTCAATTGTCTATAGATTCTTCAGCGGGTACTAACTTAGATATCACAGGGTATACTTTTGATGCAAAAATAGCTAAATCGTATTACGATGATAACTGTATATCAATTACAACAGTTATAGTTAGCGCAGTGGGTGGCTCTATTAAATTAAGTCTAAGCCCTGCCCAAACTAAAGCACTGGACGCAGCAATAGAATATATCTATGATATAGATATGTCCTCCCCCGCTGGAACAGTTACTAGACTAATGGAAGGAAGAGCAACTATTAGTCCGGGGTTATAGTCATGGCAGTAATAGTTACTGTAACAGAGACTACAGGAAATGAAATAACGGTTACTACTAATCAGGTAGTAATCACAACAAATTCGGTAGCAGTAGGCGCCGCAGGAGATATACCTTTTACTCCTGTTGGAAATATTACTGCTACGAATATACAGGATGCCTTGCATCAAATAGCGGATCAACAATTCGTACAAGCTGCAGCTCCCGCAGTCTCAGATAATAATCTTGAGGAAGGGGACTTGTGGTACAACACAACCGATAATAAGCTTATGGTATATAGAAATACCACGTGGGAAGAAATAACCCTAGCTGCTCAATTATCGGAAAGCTCAGATACTGCAGAGTACTCTGACGTTACTCTTAATGGAGGGTATTTTTAAATGGCAAACGTAATCAAAATTAAACGCAGTACTACTACTGCAACCCCTGGCAGCTTGGCTGAAGGCGAATTAGCTTATTCGGAAAATTCCAATAATTTATTTATTGGTACAAGCGGCTCTAACGTAACTGTAATTGGTGGTGCTGAAGGCATCGCAGACGCAGTAGGAGCAATGGTAACTGGTAATACTCAAACAGGTATTGCAGTAACTTATCAAGACGCTGATAACACTTTAGATTTCGCACTTACAGCTGATCCAACGATCACTTTAGGCGGAGACTTATCAGGTACAGCAACATTAACTAACCTTACAGATGCTACACTTACAGCAACTATCGGTGTTAATGCAGTACAGAAAGCAATGGTTAACACAGACCTTATCACAGGTCAAACTGCATTAGCAGCTAACCCAGATGGTAATAACGACTATGTATTAATCTATGATGCATCAGCAGCTTCTTACAAGAAGATTGCAGCTAAGTACTTAGGTTCTAACTCTCTAGCAGAGCTAGACAACGTAGGTACAGATGTAGCAACAGCAGGTCATATGATGTTAGCAGATGGAGATTCTTGGGAATCTACTGCAATGTCTGGCGATATCACTATTAGTGGTTCAGGCGTAGCTTCAATTGGTGCTGATAAAGTTCAGGCAGCTGAATTAGGTGTTACTGCTGGTACAGCGACTCCTTCTAGAGCATTAGTTGTAGACTCTAGTAATGACATTAACCTAGGTGCAGGTGATTTAACAGCAACAACTGTTACAGCAGCCCTTACAGGTAATGTAACAGGTAATGTAGCTGGTAACTTAACTGGTAATGTAGCAGGTAATGTAGTAGGAGACGTAACTGGTGACTTAACGGGTGACGTAGCTGGTAATGTAGCTGGTAACTTAACTGGTAATGTAACAGGTAATGTAGTAGGAAACGTAACTGGTGACTTAACTGGTAATGCAGATACTGCTACAGCATTTGCAACGGCTCGTACTGTTGGAATGACTGGAGATGTTGTTTGGACATCTGGCGCAATGGACGGCACTGGAAACGTTACAGGTACAGCATCTATTCAAGCTAACACTGTTGCAGCAGCTGAGTTAGGTGTTACTGCAGGTTTAGCATCGGCTTCTAAGGCGTTAGTTGTAGACTCTAATAAGGACATTAACTTAGGTACTGGTGATTTAACAGCAACAACTGTTACAGCAGACGACTTTGTAGGTAGTGTAACTGGTGATGTAACTGGTGATGTAACTGGTGACTTAACTGGTAATGCAGATACTGCTACAGCTATGGCAACAGGACGAACTGTTGGTATGACTGGCGATGTAGTATGGACTTCAGGATCATTTGATGGCACTGGAAACGTTACAGGTTCTGCACAACTTCAAGCAGACGTTGTAGCTGCTACTGAGTTAGGTGTTACTGCTGGTACGGCAACTGCTTCTAAAGCACTAGTTGTAGACGCAAATAAGGACATTAACCTAGGTACTGGTGACATTACTGCTACTAACCTTACAGGTTCAATTCAAACTGCTTCGCAAGGTATGATCACTACATTAGGCACATTAACAGGCCTAACAGTTGGTGGCGATATGACTATTGCTGACGGTTCTAACGACTTTGATATAGCTTCACATGATGGATCAAATGGTCTTAAGTTAGGTGGCGTATTAATAACGACTTCTGCAGCAGAAATTAATGTTTTAGATGGTTCAACAGCAGGTACTGCAGTTGCTTCTAAAGCTTTAGTTGTAGATGCTAATAAAGACATTAACCTAGGTTCAGGTGATTTAACTGCTACAAACGTAACAGGTACATTGCAAACTGCAGCTCAAGGAAATGTTACTTCAGTAGGTTCTTTAAATGGACTAACTATTGCAGCTTCACAGTCAGTTTCAATGGGATCTAACAGAATTACTAATGTTTCTGATCCTTCACAGGCTCAAGATGCAGCTACTAAAGCATATGTAGACGCAGTTAAAACTGGATTAGATGTTAAAGACTCAGTTCGTGTAGCTACTACAGTTTCAGGTACTATGGCTACAGCTTTCGATAATGGAAGTTCTGTAGACGGAGTTACTTTAGTTACTGAAGATCGTATTTTCATTAAGAATCAGGGAACTGCTTCAGAAAATGGTATTTATACTGTAAATGCTTCAGGCGCTCCTACAAGAGCTGTAGACTTTGATGAAAGTTCTGAAGTAAGCGGTGGAACATTTACTTTCGTTGAAGAAGGTACTACAAATGCTGATTCTGGTTGGGTAGTTACAAACAATGGAGATGTTACAATTGGTACAACTGGTCTAACATTCGCTCAGTTCTCAGGTGCTGGACAAATTACTGCTGGTACTGGTATGACTAAGACGGGTAACACTATTGATGTTGTTGCTGGAAATGGTATTACAGCTAATGCTAACTCAATACAAATTAATACTACGTGGGCCGGACAATCTGCAATTACTACTTTAGGTACAATTGCTTCAGGTGCATGGCAAGCGGATACTGTAGGCGTTGACTACGGAGGAACAGGTATTTCTAGCTATTCTTCTGGTGATATTATGTATGCTACAGGCTCAACTACACTTTCTAAACTTAGTAAAGGTACAGGCGGTCAATTTATGAAGATGAATTCTGGTGCATCAGCTCCTGAATGGTCTAACGAATTAGACGGAGGTACGTTCTAAATTTATTTCTTGACAAATAACCCCAATTTAGGTATAATATTATACTTAGATTGGTCAATTTTTCAAAAAAGTTTAGAATAGAGGATACCTTATGTCAACTTTACAAGTAAATAACTTAGATTCATACACCGGCTCAAAAATTGATGTGGACAGTACTTCTGATTTTAATATCGAAGCAACTACCGTATCTACTAGTAGCACTTCAGGTGCTTTAAGAGTAGCTGGGGGTGTATCAACTCAAACAAACTTAAATGTTGGAGGTAACGCTGTCATTGCAGGAACACTAGAGGCTTCATTGAATTCTAGCGTTTTAGATGGCGGTAGCTTCTAAGTAGGATAATAGGGGGCTTTAGTGCCCTATTATTATAGGAAAAATTATGTATCATATCATAAAACCAAAACGTACCACTAGTGCGGGAACGGTTCCTACTACTTCTAATTTAGAAGCGGGCGAGATCGCAATCAATCTAGCAGATAAGAAATTATTTGTAAGAGATACGTCCAATAACATACTAGAACTAACAACCAGGACTATAACCTCTTTAGAGGATGTATACTTCTCTGGTATTAGTAACGATCAACTTATGCACTATAACAGTGCTAATAGTAGATGGGAAAACTTCAATAGAGATTTAGGCGAATGGAACACTAGCGTAGGTAGAACTTACTATCTAGATGCAGGAACATCCAGCAAAACTTCAATAGGTAAAAGCACTCATTCAGGTGCTTATACTTTAGAAGTAGACGGGATATTCAATGCATCTGGACAGATAACTCTTGCCTCTGGTGAGAAAGTTGGACCAGGATGGTTCCATGAGTCCGCATCTTTAGTTAGTGAGAGCTACGATATCCCCTGCACGTATAATGCAGAGTCTCAAATAGATACAGCTATTGCTGTAGATGTTGTTGTTAAAGTATGTACAGGATCAACCTTAAAAGTTTCGGACTTAATAACTTCGGACTAGACCTTATATAGGTCACTTCATAAACCCAGCTATATAGCAAATTAGATTAAGGGGGCCAAATGGCAATTAAATTTAAACCGAAAAGAACCACCACCTCTAGCAATGTACCTAGTACAGCTAACCTAGAGGCAGGTGAAATCGCTATTAACTTAGCGGACAAGAAACTATTCGTTCGAGATACTTCTAATAATATTTTAGAATTAACGACTCGAAATGTAAATTCCTTAGACGATGTTAACGTTACTGGTTTATCAAATAATCAAGTACTACAGTATAATAGCTCAAACAGCCAGTGGGAGAATACAACTCTTACAAATGTTTGGTCTAATAGTGGTACTTTTATTTATAATACGTCGACCGTTGGAATTGGTACAGACACACCGAATACAGACTATAAATTAGATGTAGCCGGTACAGTTAATTGTACTACTCTATATGTAGGTGGAGTACAAGTAGATGGAGGTAATCCCCCATTTTTACTTACTCAACCTATTATTACGGCAAACTACACCGTTGCTGATAACTTCAATGCTAGTTCTTCTGGCACTGTAGATGTTGCAACAGGAATAACAGTTAATGTAGGCACGGATGCTTACTTATCAATATCATAAGGAATAAAAAATTATGTCTACTTTAAAAGTAAATACTATAGATTCACACTCCGGCAGTGTACTGACTTTTGACAGTACCGCTGACATATTAGTAGCTAGCGCTACTAGTTCAACAAGTACTACTACTGGTGCCTTAAAGGTAACTGGTGGTATTTCTACACAAGAAAATTTATATGTCGGAGGTAACGCAGTTATCACTGGCACAATGACCGCAAATGGCGGCACAATTACATTAGGTGATGCTGGTACGGATAACGTAACTATTGGGGGAGAACTTAACTCCGATATTATCCCTGATGTTACTAATACGTACGATCTAGGTTCTTCTTCTAAGAAGTGGGCTGAGATTCATGCAACTGACTTTACAGGTGATTTAGCTGGTAATGTAACCGGTAATGTAACCGGTAATGTAACCGGTAATACTTCGGGTTCAGCAGGATCTTGTACAGGAAACTCTGCTACAGCAACTGCTTGGGCAACTGCCAGAACTTTAGAGTTAACAGGTGCTGTAACTGGCTCTGCTTCTGTAGATGGTTCAGGAAACGTATATATTGGAACGACAGCAACTGCTGATCCTACCATTACTCTAGCAGGCGCTGTAACGGGTGTAGGTACACTTACTAACTTAGGTGATGTAACTATTACTACAACAGCAACAGCAGACCCTACGCTAACATTAAGTGGAGACGTAACTGGTTCTGCTACGTTTACTAATTTAGGTAATGCTAACTTAGCAGTTACAGTTGGTAATGATAGTCATACTCATGCCTATAGTAACTTAACTGGTACTCCTGCTACATTTGTACCGACTACAGAGAATGTACAAGATATTGCAGGTGCTATGTTTAGTGGCAACACTGAAAGTGGTGTTACAGCAACTTATATAGATTCGGACGGTACTATAGACTTAAATGTCAATGACCCTGTTATTACTTTAACAGGTGATGTTACTGGTTCAGCAACAATGTCTAATTTAGGCGATGTAACTATTGTAGCTTCAACAACTTCTGATCCAACTATTACACTAGCAGGCGACTTAAGTGGTTCAGTTACTTTAACAAATTTAAGTAATGGTACACTAACTGCTACTGTAGCAGATGATTCACACAATCATGTTATTAGTAATGTAGATGGTTTACAAACGGCTTTAGATGCTAAGACTACTCCAGGATATGTAGATACACAAATTACTAATCTAATTGGTGGTGCTCCTGGTACGTTGAATACACTCAACGAACTAGCGGAGGCAATTAATGATGATGCATCTTATGCTTCAACATTAACTACTTCTCTAGCAACTAAAACTGCTAAGACATCTAGTCAGTCTCTAAGTACTGCATCAAATGCAATGACTATTAGTGGGCATACAATTACGTTAAATCGTGGTGACGGATCTACTGACACAGTTACAGTTCCTGATAACAATACTACTTATTCAGTTCAGGACGGGCAGTTATCACAAAAGAACTTTACTACAGCGGATAATACTAAGCTAGATGGTATTGAAGCAGGTGCTACAGCAGACCAAACTAATGCACAAATTAAGACTGCATATGAAGCTAACGCTGACACTAATGAATTCTCAGATGCAGAACAAACTAAGCTAGCGGGTATTGAAGCTGCAGCAGACGTTACAGATACTGCAAATGTTGTGGACTCTTTAACAGCAGGTACTAACGTAGCTATAGCAGCCAACGGTACTATTAGTTCTACAGATACTACTTATTCAGTAGGCAACGGTGGTCTAACGCAGATTAACTTTACTACAGCGGATAATACTAAGCTAGACGGTATTGAAGCTTCTGCAGACGTTACAGATACTACAAATGTTGTAGCTTCTTTAACAGCAGGTACTAACGTAGCTATAGCAGCCAACGGTACTATTAGTTCTACAGATACTAATACTACTTACTCAGTAGGCGATGGTGGACTAACGCAGAAGAACTTTACTTCAGCAGACAACACTAAGCTAGATGGTATCGAAGCAGGTGCTACAGCGGATCAAACAAGTGAAGAAATTCAAGATATTGTTGGTGCAATGGTTAGTGGAAACAGTGAATCTGGTATTACAGTAACGTATCAAGATACTGATGGCACTTTAGATTTTGCAGTAACGTCTGATCCTACTCTAACATTAAGTGGTGATGCGTCTGGTTCTGCTACGTTTACTAACTTAGGTAATGCTACATTATCAGTTACAGTTGCAGATGATTCACATAACCACGTTATTAGTAACGTTGATGGATTGCAAACAGCATTAGATGCTAAGACAACTCCAGGATATGTAGATGGTCAAATTGCTGCTTTAGTAGGTTCAGCTACACCTGCAGCACTTAACACTCTCCAAGAGTTAGCTGATGCTTTAGGCGATGACGCTAACTATGCAGCTACAATTACAACTGCATTGGCAACTAAAACTGCTAAGACATCTAGTCAGTCTCTAAGTACTGCTGCGAATGCAATGACTATTAGTGGACACACTATTACGCTTGGGCGTGGTGATGGTACTACTGATACAGTTACAGTTCCTGATAATAATACTACTTACTCAGTAGGCAACGGTGGATTAACGCAAGTTAACTTTACTACAGCTGATAACACTAAACTAGATAGCATTGCTTCTAGTGCTACTAATGTAACTAATAACAACCAAATCTCTAACGGAGCAGGTTATGTTACATCTTCTGGTAATACTATTATCGGTACAGATTCTGATGTAAATACTTCGGGTGCTACTATTATTGATAATATGTACATGACTGATGGTGTTATTACTTCGCACGGTACTAGAGTACTAACACTTGCTAACTTAGGTTACACAGGTGCTACAAACGCTAACTATATTACTAATAATAATCAGTTGACTAATGGTGCTGGGTATGTTACATCTTCTGGTAATACTATTATCGGTACAGATTCTGATATTAATACATCAGGTTCTACTATAGTTGATAATATTTATGTCACAGACGGTGTTATCACTTCAATGGGCACTAGAGTACTAACACTTGCTAACTTAGGTTACACAGGTGCTACAAACGCTAACTACATTACTAATAATAATCAGTTGACTAATGGTGCGGGTTACATTACTGGGTATACGGATACTAACACTACTTACTCTGCTGATGGAAACTACGGTATGTACTTGAGTGGCACTACTATCCGTCTTGAGAACGATAGACGTAGAAACTCTACTGGAGAAGACGTATGGTCTGGTAACACACATGACTACGTTATGTACGACGCTTCTCACGGTATTAGATGGTGGACAGCTGGTTCAGAAGAGATGCGTCTTGAAAACGATGGCGACTTGCATGTAGATGGCCAAGTAGTTGCTTACTCTGGTACAGTATCAGATCAGAAATTAAAGACGGGTATTACTACAGTTACAGATGCTTTAAATAAAGTAGCTCAACTTAACGGCGTAGAGTTTACGTATAAGAAAGATGGTAGACGTTCTGCTGGTGTTATAGCGCAAGACGTTGAGAAAGTACTACCAAGTGCTGTAACCGAGAAGGAAATGCCTTTTGAAAAAGGTACAGGAAAATTTAAAGTAGTTGAGTACGATGCTCTAAACGCTTTATTAATTGAAGCAATCAAAGAGCTTCGCGAAGAAGTTAATATTCTTAAAGGAGAAAAATAATGGCAGTAACATTAACAAGCACGGGCATAACATTTTCGGATGGTAATAGTCAGAATACCCAGGCATCTGGTGGAATGGGAGGAGTAGATACTTTTTACAACTCTGGTACATGGACCAGACCTTCAGGAGTTACAACAGTATACGCTACAGTAGTAGGCGGAGGCGGCGGAGGCGGCGGAGGCCAAGGTAACTACGGCGGTGCTGGTGGTGGCGGTGCAGGCGCACAGCTATGGGGCACGAAGACCGTAAACGGAAATCAAGCTGTAACTGTAGGTAACGGCGGAGCTTCCGGTTATATTAGAACCGGTTGTTATTCACCTTACCAAACTGACGGCACACCTGGTGGATCTTCTAGTTTCAGTGGAAATACATCTAATGGCGGAGGCGGTGGTACTAAAGGCACTTGCTATTCAAACGCTGCTTTCAACGGCGGAGGAGGCGGAAGCTCTAATGGAGGTGTCTCTGGTGAGACTGGCGCGCCTTCATGGAAACAGAGTGGCAGAAAAGCGGGTACTCCTGGCGGCACATCAGGATTTGGTGGACCGGGTAAAGGTGGTTTTTCCGGCGGCGCAGGCAAGAAAGGAGTGGTTATTATAACCTATTAAGGAAAATATTATGACAAATTATTTAGCAATAAACGAAACAGGGTTGGCCGTATCTGGTATATGGGCAATAGATTCTGTTCTAAAAGAGGGATTATCTTTAGTAGGAATACCTGACGCACCCACTGAGAGTGTTCTAGTAGAGGATCCGCAACCTACTATAGGGTGGACTTGGGATGGATCCGAATGGCTTCAACCTGATATGAGCATAGATGAGCTACGCGATAGTAGGAATGAGAAGTTATCCGGTACAGATTGGATAGTACAAAGACATTCAGAGGAGTCTGTAAAGACTTTAACAGACGCAAAGTATGCGGAGTGGTTAGCATATAGAGGCGCTTTAAGAGACATTACTACTGAGTACAGCCCCTTACCGGGCGGTCCTAGTTTCCCTGTAAAACCTTAAGACGATAAAAAACCCTAATACCGTTAATAAAGTATTAGGGTTTTTTATCGTCTTAACTTCTTTTCCAGACCCAATCGTCTTTACAGCGATCAGTAAGCCAATCATCAAGCTTGGCTAAATAGAAACCTTCCGAGTAGTAAAGGTGTCTGTAGTCGTTAACTGGTTCTTGTAAAAATGCACAGAACCACTTACTCCTATCAAACTTGAAAACGAGTAAAGGGTGTTCAGCTTCATTCTCTCTCTGCTCTCTTACAGTCTGCCCCCACCATTCAACTATTTGAGGAGTTTTACCGGTTAGTAACCTACTGTTAAGGTGGTCATCTTTATAGTGCTTTACTTCAACACTATACTTCATAAGCTCCTTAGGGATGTAAACGTCCCCCTTAAGTCCGTGCTTAGCATCAAGTGCCCCAGATAGAGGAATTCTCTCCCAATTCCAACCTGTTTCCTTCCTTAAAACTACACACAAGGCCGACTCGGCCCTGCTTCCTTTAGCTTTACTCTTATTAGCTACTGCCATTCTAACCTCGACGTCTTTTTCTCTTTAATAACATTTATCTTACTAAGTAAAGGGTGGGACCAACCATGGGATACTAAGAAAGTATTAAGGTCGTGCTCCTTTAATAGTACTTCAATAAGCTTCTCCCTACCTTCATCATCAAGAACCCCGATTACTTCATCTAAGAATAATACATTTATTCTAGACTTGGATAGGGTACTCATTAATTTTCTTATAGCTAATAGTGTCGAAGTATTAACTCTTGCTAATTCACCACTACTTAGAGCAAGAATATCAATATCTCTACCCTCATCGGATATAACAACATTTAACTTATCATTACTAACAACAAATTCTAGCCCGAATCTTCCGTCAGATAGTTCAGCAAGATACTGGTTAACTAAATCTTCTAAATCCTTTACTAAATTTTCAATTTTGTACGCTACTAAACCATTAGTACTAAAGGCTTTCTTTAATACTTCTAAATTAGCATATACATCATTGGTTTTCCTTAGTTTAGATTCTTCAGTAAGTAACTTTAGTTTAAACTCTTTTACTTGTTTGACTAAGTAGTCTAGTTCAGTATTAAATTTTGTAATTTCATTATTTTGAGATGATATATCCCTAATCTCAGTTTGTTTTTTAGAAATTTCGATAGTAAATTTATTAATTTCTTCTTCTAATTCTAACTTATCTTCGGTAGTGCGGGGCAGCTTATTATCTATTAAAGTAGATAGCTTTTCAAATTTTTCAATAGTTGATTGATGTTTTGTATAGTCTTGAAGTTGTTTCTTTAGATTAATTACAAGATTTTCTACTTCGCCCTTCCTTTTAGTACTTATTGATACTGTACTTCTTTGCTCGTCTACCAGTTCTTCTGTTTTATTAGAATCAATATCTTGCAAACAAGTAGGACAACTGTCCCCCAAACTTTCGATTTTACGTAATACTGCGTTTGCTTGAGCAATAATAGTTTTTAAAGACGTAAACTCCTCATTTAATTCTACAATGCCTTCGGGCATCTCAACTTCTCTAGTTAATTCATTAGCGCTAAGTTCAGATAATTGACTTTTGTATTGATTATTAATATTAATCTTACTATTAATCTCTAGTATGTTATCAAGTTTTGACTTTACTAGAGCTCTTTCTGAGATTATGTTTTCTGGAGCTTCTGGTACTTCTATTAAAGGTTTTTTCGTAGTACTTTTTATAGGGTTAGTAGATATCCAACTATTAATAGTTTCTATACTACCCCTAGTTTCAGATACTTCATTAGACGCTTCCTTATGTGCAGTTTTAAAGTTATCAAATAAAGTCAAGTAGTTATCTAAATTCAGTAGTTCAATAAGGAATTTTTTTCTGTTAGTATCTGTAGCAGTTAAAAACTGTAGAGAACTAGTAGTGCTTTGGTATACTAATTGACTAAAGGTTTTGAAATCCATACCTAGTACATTCTGTATAGATTTGAAAGTATTAGTAGCAGTATGTGATGATATATCTTCTCCATCACATATTAAAACTACTTTAATACTAGAAGTTCTATCTACTGATATACTATACTCTCTATCATCTACGCTAAAGTCTAGAGATATACTGTACCCCTTGGAGTCACTATTTCTATTAACAATATCTACTTTCTTAATGCCTTTAGAGTTCTTATTAAAAAGAGCCTCTTCAATTAGTAAAGGAATAGAACTCTTCCCCGTACCATTAGTACCTACTAACTGTACTATTAGGTCTTTTTCTAAGTCCAGGCTATTATCATTTCCATACGAAAAACAATTAGACCATTTCAACCTTTTAAGTATAATCATGAAATACTCCTAAAACTTCTTTAACTTTCTTTTCATTTAATCCCATAATATATTGTAAGTATTCTGATAATTCATCTTCTAAAGTCATATCAGAGGTTAAAATAAGTGCTGAATCATTATGTCTTTTAATAAGTTTTTTATCTAATAACTCATTATCTTTATCTACTTTTACTAAGTCACTAACATCTCCTTCTAATTCATATATTGTATGATGATAGTTAGTCTTAATCATTTGATCTGGGTGACTAACAGTTTGCCTAATAAGCTGAGGTAACTTTAGTTTCATCCAAGACCAGTCCATAGTCTTACTATCGAATAATAGTACTCCTGTATCTACAGGGTTTCTATGAAAGGAGGTGGTGACAGGACTACCAGGGTATACTATATTTCGTTGAGAGTTGGTATGAGAATGTAAGTCTCCTGCTATAACTAGCTCCCACTCGTCTAACTTTCTCAAATCTATCTCTGGTTGTACGTGCGGTGGTATTTCTCCTCTAACATGTGTAAATAAAGTTCTACCACTAAAATCCTTAGGGTCGAACTCTTTTAACTTATTATAAGGGATAAAATCCATATCCTCTAGTTTATAATAGTCATCTATAATTTCCACTAAAGGGTTGATGGATTTAGTCACATCCTTTAAGTTTGTTAAAAAGGTAGTGTTTTTCTTTAATGCTTCATGGTTGCCAGGGTAGATAATAGTTTTTATACCGATATCCCTAATGTACTTGAAGTATAGGCTTAACTCATCAAGAGTAGGCATCCTATCAAATAGGTCTCCACCGATAACGTGTAAGTCTGCCGTCTTCTCCAACTTGTACAGTTCACTGAACATTAATTCATATCTATTAGTCGCCCACTCTCGTGGTACACTCTTCTGACCTAACTTGATGTGCCAATCTGCTGTAAATAAAATTTTCATTGGTTATTTCCTTATGCGATAAAAAAGCCCCAGTTACGGGGCTCTCCTTTTACTACTTAATTATAGTAGTTCAGTAACTTCTTCTGCAACTTCCGCTGGTATATTAGTTGGACTAACATTCTCTAGAATTCTGGTTTCAATGAACTCCTTCTGTTGGTCTGCTGATGGGCGACTAATAACATCGTCAATATTAGGTAGCTCTTTAATAGCTTCCATTTCAGAGTCATCTAAAGCGCGTACTTTACACTTTAATACTTGTAAAGTATACTCTACATTAAACGGTAGTGGGCCGGTCTTTTGCTTCTTGAAAGCTAAGTCCCAACCAGTTGTTGTATCTGTAGGGTCACCTAAATCTTCCGCTGCAACCATTACTGCTTCAAATAGTTTCTTTTTAAGGTTTAGTACTTTAACCTTACCATCGTCTGGGTCAATACACTGTACTGCGTACGCCCATGAGCATTTCATGTCTGTATGGTAGTGTCTTACCCAATCCTTCTCAATATTTGTAAATTGTTCTTTATCTCTATCAAACCCTAAGCATTCCATAGGAACGCGCTTACCATCTGCTGTTGTTACCCAATAAACATATCTAGGAAGAACATCTCCTACTATGCGAACAACATTGTTGCCTTCTTTATATGTGTATGCGTCTACTGAAGACTTCTTTGCTTTACCTGTTACATTGCCAAATTTAATTGCCATATTCTTTTTCCTCGTAATAAAATGTTATATTATCTTGCTCATCAAGTTCTAATAAAGGATTGTCCTCTATATCTTTCCGAGTTATCTCTGTGTATCTATATGGTAGGGTTGTTACCCCCTGCCACTTATAATCTAAGTAATTTCTATAACTTGCTAGTTCCATATAGGCAACCATCTGTTCTAGAGTTACTTGAAGTTTATTCTTAAATATCGCTTTAGGATTTAGTAAAAAACTATCTCCGGTTATATCTTGTCCGTAAAACTTGTTTAAACTTTTATTCTTTTTAGGCATTTTAATACTATAGGTATAGATAACCATAAACCTTATTGTATTTTTTGTATTGCCCTTGCTAAGTTTAAGCACCTTTTCCCAGTCGTAAAATATCAACTTAAATCTCCATTTTAGAATATATATTATACCAATATTTAACCAGTTTGTCAAGTATTATTTTTTCATAGTTAAAATATTCTACCATTAGCCCAGTGCCATCGCTTATCTAATGCATCTAGTCTTCTTAACATATAGTAGTCAATCTGTAACATATCCATAATCCTGGTTTTTAAGGTAGGATGATTGTCAAGTACAGCTGCTAAAATACCCCGATGGTCACTAACTCCAGTATTCTCACCCCCTTCGGATATTTCTACCTTAGGGAAGTGTATAGCACAGAAAGCATCCAGGTCATTGACGTCTACATATATATCTATCATTGGATCTAGTAAGTAGGTTGTCTGAAGCATGGAGTGCCTTACAGTACCTCTACCCCTAAATTCGATGTTTGATAGTCCGAATATATAGTCCTCTAACCCCTTTCCTTTCAAAATTTTAAGTATAGTAGCGACAGATACATCCAATCCTACGTACTTTAGATCATATGATAGTGCGTCTATAAATCTATCATATGGATCTCGTAGTACTGTCCAGATAACTCTATCAGCATCAATGCTATCTATAGTAGTGTCGGACTCTATACACTTACGTACTGTACTACTACCACTTTTATGTATATTTATATATCTAAACTCCGGATGTTCCCATATTTCTACATTTTGAAGGATAGTGTTGCTAAATGTTACTTCTTTCATTAGTTACCTCCTGCTACTACTTTTATATCGTAGCCTTGTTTAATATATACTGCTGAACGCGCTTTAGCTTGTCGTGCAGCAGTATTGCCCTTTAAGTGTATATCTATTACTACGGGTTGTATCTTACCTTCCATTTTCCTAATAACTCTACCTATTAGCTGGGTTAATAGAGGCTCATTATTGATTGGAGTACCCAAAATGAGGCAACTAAGCTCATTAACTGAAATACCCTCACTAAAGATGCTTTGTGACCCGTATAGGATATCTGCTTCTCCATTTCTAATCTTGTTCAACTCTTCATCTCTTTGTTCATGTGGTAGCTCTCCTGTAATACATATTGCATTATTTCCGGTTAGGTCGGCGCACCTGTTCAAAAATTGGACCCTATCACTTACTACCAATACTTTATGGCCTTTTGCTGCGTATACCGAAGCAAGTTGTGCAATCATCTTCTGGTAGTTCTCATCATATGCCACCTGGTTAACTCTCTTAGCCCAGGGAAGTTTTGCACTATCGGGGAAACGCGTCTCCGACTTAACTAACACAACTCTAGGAGTTATATAGTTCTCCTTAGGAGGTTGGTGAACATCATATCCAAAGTAATCATTAAATATAATATGTTTACCGTCCTTACGTTGAAGTGTACCGCTTAGTCCTATTTTATACCTCGCGCTGCACTTATCAATTATCTTAGAAAAGGTAGGCGCGCTTACGTGATGCATTTCGTCCAGTATAATTGTTCCAAACATCTTTTGAATTTCTGACATTTTCTTTCCAAGAGTCTGTACATTAGATACAACAATTATTGGGTCAGTATCGAACTTTCCACTTCCAATGACTCCGGGTACGATGCCCAAACACTTTTCTATCTCATCTTCCCACTGCTTTCTTAACGCCAATGTATGAACTACAATTAGAGTTTTCTGCCCTAACTTGGCTGCAATTGCTATCGCTGTAAAAGTCTTACCCCAACTTACAAAAGCATTAATAATTGCATTGTCGTTAACCTCGGCATGAACTTTAGCCTGACTATCCCGAAGGTCAAATTTGAAATCGGGAAAAGTTACCGGCACTAAAGTCCTTTTATCAATTATCTCAAAGTCCTCAGGTATTAAATCAATTCTACCCATAGGAACTGTTATTAGCTTACTACTAATCCTGCCCATATTCTTAATTATAGTAGGAGGCTCCATGGGGTTATAAGAAGGAATTGAATAGGTCAATTCCTGGTCTATAAGCTTCTGTCGTTTAGCGTCAGCGGACATATAGATTCTGTTTGATAAGATTGCTTTTCCGCTCATAATAAAAACTCGTAAATTAACCCAGCACCTAAGATTAATATTTGTGGAAGAAAGTTTAATAGAATAGAAGGCTCCTTCCATTTAAAGCCTACTATAGTCCATAGTATAGCCCCTATAATATGTACTATTATATTATAGGGGAACAGATCAAAAGCATGTAAGAACATAGCACTTATTATAATAGTAGCACTAATATATTTTAGTGTATGTACCCACCGTTCTTCCTTAGCGTATACACTCATATCTTCCTCGTAGTGTCTTTTAATTTCTCAGTAGTTACTTCATACAGTAAATAACCTCTATCAATATAAAGAAGGCCCGCGTACTCAGCTTCTAGGTTAAGTTTACCTGCTACTTCAAAGAAAGCAGGCACCCCTTTAACCCTAAAGATCGTGGTTGTGTCTGTGTACTTCTTAGATATAATTCTTCTATATACTAATGGGTGGAACACACTTTTCTTATAGTTGTATATACTACCTTTGAAATCAATAAAGTGCAACATCTTAGAGGCTAGTAAGTCTTTAAAGTTCCATATAGCTTTCCTTAGCGGGTATACTTTATAGTCTTTTAACTTCGTAATAGCAACTCTACGCATAGGGAAGGATAGGGTCTTATCTTCTAAGTCTATCCTTCTTATACCATATCTATCTGTTACTAAGCCTGCTCCTATATGCTCGTGATGGCGTATAATCCAAACAGGCCAGTGTATACTAGAGAAACTCTGGGTACTGTTTGTCAAATTTTCCGAAGGCATAGTCTTCTCCAATATCTAGGTCTACTCCAATTGGTTGCCCGGGTATAGAGCACCCTCTATCTTTCTGAGTAAACTCCGCCATAACTTTAGAAACTTCTTCAATATCCTTATCTGCTACTTCTAATACTAGAGAGTCATGAACTAGCGCTATGATTTTAGCATCAACCTCATTATCTTTAATCCATTGATTTAGTTCTATTCCAGCGAGAAGATTAATGTCACTAGCCACAGACTGGATAAGGAAATTAATACCGCTGCGCACTTCGTGTGATGCAACACCCTTGTCATTACTAAATACGTTGCCAAGACGACGCTTACGTCCGAGAATACTGTAGATATATCCATTTGCTTCGATGTCCTCCTTAGACATTTGTAACCAATCCTTTAGTCTAGGAAAAGTTCTGAAGTACTTAGCGATTGTATCTTTCGCTTGTTGTACCGAGAAGGGCTTGCCACTCTCTTTAGTAACAGTTTCTGCCACCTTAGCGGGGCCAGACCCATACATAATACCGAATGTAATAGCTTTAGCAGCCTGCCTCTGTGTAGGAGCTTCATTCTTAATATCGGCTACATCGTGAGGTAGCTGAAACACCATTTTAGCCACTGTAGAGTGTAAGTCTCCTCCACTCTTAAATACATCTTGTAGCTTCTTGTCGTCACTTAGGATAGCCGCTACATATACTTCTGCAGTCGCTAAATCTTGCTGTAATATCTTGTATCCTGGTTTTGCTTTAATACACCCTTTAACTGCTGCATTATCTCTAGGGAGTTGTTGCATATTAATCTTACCAGAACTAGATAGTCTACCCGAAGTAGTTGAAGTTAGATTAAAACCTGTTCTAATTCTACTATCCTTATCTAAAGCAGGTATAATTTTATCCAAGTATGTATTCTTAATTTTAGACTTCTGCCTAATATCTAAGATTACTCCGGGGATAGAGTGCTCTTCTGCTAGTTTCTTTAAAACTTCCGCATCAGTAGAAGCAGCCCCAGTACCAGTGAGCTTCCCAGTAGGAGTAAGCCCAAGGTAGTCAAACAAAAGTACCCTGAGCTGCTGCGTACTATTAGGGTTGAAGACTTTACCCTGCTCTTCCTCAAACGTGTGTACTTCTTTATATCCATATAATTTCTCTTTTGCTTCTTGGATTTCTGTCTCCATTAAGCCTTGTACCTTTTGTAACCTTGGTAGGTCAAAAGGTACTCCATTCTCTTCAACATCTTTCAAGAAAAGCATACCTGGAACCATCAGTTCCTTATAAACCTTCTTTAGTTGAACATTTTTTACAATCTTTTTTACAAACATCTGATATAAGTCATAAGTTACTGCAGTATCGATTGCAGCGTATGGGTACATGATATCAAAAGGTATTAAATCGTAACTAAAATCTCCTTTTAATATCTTATGTTCCCTACAGTACTGAGTTTTAAACTCGTCTAAAGCTCTATCGTAGTCGCCGTAGTCTGTGTACTTCATTGCAAGTTGTTTAAGTCCGTGAGATCCTTGTGTCTCATCCAAAACATAATGCATTAGCATTGTGTCTGATACATTTGGAAACTTGAAATCAAAGTGATACTCAAGCATCTTTAAGTCGAATTTAGCGTTGTGGAATACTACTAGTCTACTGGAGAACAAATCTTGCATAAGTCTTTCAGTGTCTTCTCCAATACACTCGGTAGATATGTAAACACCTTGTTTACTCTTATGTGAAATGCTAATGCCCAGTATGTGACCGTCTCTCGGGTATAAAGCCGTTGTTTCCGTGTCACACGCAATAAATTTAACTGCATCATCCTCAAGTACTGATCTAAGATATTCATTAGCCCTTTCTTCATCTACTATCCCCTCAAAATCTCCGGTAACTGTCGGTGGCTTCTCCCCCGACACATAATTATGTAACTTTTCACACGCTCTATCAAATAAAGGCTTTGCCTCTGGTTTGAAACTAAGCATGGCAGGGTTAATCATAGGTATAAACTTATCATCTACTAAATGACCTGCAAACTCTGTAACTGATCCAATCCCTCCAATAAACTTAGCCGCCTCAGAGCCTATCAAAATAACATACTCATAAGAATCAGAGTCAAACTCTAAGTCCACATCTTTCTTTAGTAGCTTCTTGACTTTCTTAGAGGATAAATGATAGTTATCAAATTCAAAATTAAAATATCTACTATAATTAACAGCACTGGGTGCTTTATCAACTATCGCTATCGTTGCCATATTACTTCTCCTTAGTTGAAATGTCAATAGAATTAGCAAAGGTACTTCTATGTAATCCAAGTACCTCTCTATGCCCGTACTTTAGTCTCAATTTAGTAGGAGCCCATAGGTACGCTAATATATCCCCTTTATTTATTCTAATATCGTAGTCTTTTTCAGGGTCGGGGGTTACAGCACCTATAATATTTAAATAGTGTTGTTGGCTATGAGGTGGATGTATAACTCCATTCATAACTTCTACCTTATAGTTATTGTGGTACTGTGGCTGTAAGAATACGTAGGTTAGGTTTGAAGATAAGTATACAGGTAGCTTAAACTTTATAAATACTCTGTCTTTAAATATACTAGTACTAGTAGAAGGAGTAAGTACTTGTGATACTGGGTGATCGTCTGATAGTTTTATTAAACTAGCTTCAGCTGAATTTGAGGTCCAGGTTCCATCCCTAAAAACGGTTATATGTACATCTGCAGGAGCTTTAATTAATAGACTATTGTCTAGTATGCTTTGTATTCCCGGACAAAATTTAGCAGTTACTAGTGTATCTCCTGTACCCTGCCAGGAAGAGGCATATTCCTCCTGATTGTACTTAGCTTCACGATTTAGAGTAGATATTAAATCCCTAATAGAAGGTATTACTTTACCGTATAACCAGTAACTTATATTTGAGGGCAATGCCTTAAACCAGCAAGATTTAGACCGAGTACCCTCTTCTATATAATCTTCGAGCTTGCAGTTCCTTAGATAGTCTTCCGTAAATGTAGCTTCTATAGTGCTAGTTCTTCTCATCATATAAATTCTCCTTTATGTATTTTATGTCCGTTGCGGACAGGTCTCCTGGGTCTAAACCATCTGGTAATTCTAGTCTAGTATCCTCACTTATTATAAATTCCTCTTCTAGTAACCTTTGGGCTGTTAGGGATGCTTTTCTACCTGCCTCATCTTCATCAAACATAGTATAGATTGTATGAACTCCTTGTAGTTTCAGTGCTTTGAGCACCTCTAACTGAAGGTTATTAGCTCCAAGTACTGCCACTGCATTCTTCAGCCCTTTATCTATTAGATTTAAAGCATCGAATATTCCTTCAACTAAAATTATACTTCCATTGATAGGAGATACAACTGCAGGGAATAACGGTAGTTCAGCACCAGAAGGTTTAATCATATATTTAGGATGAGCATTACTATCGGTATATCGTCCAATAAAGGCACGTATCTTACCAGTAATATCTGGTAGAGGAAATACTATTCTACCGTTGAAATCCTTATCTTGAGTAAACGCTCCGAACTCTGCTAAAGTTCTCTTATCTATATCTCTGAAGTGCCTATTGTAAGGCACTGCACCTGGAGGTAGTTTAAGGCCCGTAGAAGCAGCTTTAATACCTGCAATCTTATTCCTTAGTTTAGATACTCTAACATCTTGCCAATTTTTATCTACGTTAAAGAACTTGAATACATTACCTTTAAATCCACAACTAAAGCAGTGGAACGCCCCTTCTTGTTGGTCAATATGCATAGAGGGGTTGTTGTCCTCATGCTCAGGGTTTAAGCAACTTACTACATAGTCTTGCCCTTTAACAGTGAAAGGTATATTATGTTTATCTAATATTTCTGTTACTACCATGGCATATCACTCCCTTCCTTCTTAGGAGTCTTCTGCTTCTTGCCTATGTTTTTAACTGATACCGTTTCTTCATCTTCCTCATTTTGACCAGAAGGTTTCTGCTTAGTAGTAGGTCCAAGTTTCAAAGTATCCCAGTTCATTGTACTGGTAAACTCTATATCAGGCCCACTCCTAACCTTAGTAGAAGTAAAGGTCATAGCACCATCCTCTTTGGCATGCGGCTCAATTAAGAAAGCAGAGTCTGGACTATCTAGTAGTCCTTTAGCAAATCTAGTACCCCCACCTTCATCAATCTGATAGGGGCTAATCATGGCTAAATCGTACTTTCTAGCAAATTCTTTCAATTTCTTACTAGCAAATATCTGACTCTGCCAATCATATAAGTCTTTGCCTATACCTGTCTCAATCTGGTTAACATAGTCAACTACTACTAGACCTAATTTATCTCCGAATTGCGCTTTCGCTTTCTGCAGTTGTAAATCAATACTAGTTAAGGATAGTGACCTATCATCTACAATTATTATCTGATTATCCTTCTTTAGTGCACACTCTGAGGTTAATTTACGCTCAAAAGATAAAGCATCTCTATTATCTAAGAAGTTCTCGTATATTAGGTCACTGCCCTGGAACATACCGGCCCTCGTCTTAGCTAGGGCGTTCATTTCTTGGGCATCTAAGTTATTCTTACGAATGTTAGCATAAGAAACCCCCGATAGCATACTTGTAATACGCTGGAAGGTTTCCATTGCAGTCATCTCAATAGTAAAATATATAGCTGTATTACCCATCGCATATTGATTGGCAACCATATTAGCACTTACTAAAGATTTTCCAGAGCCTCTCTTTCCACCGAGCATTATTAGCTCTTCTCTATAGGCTCCTCCGACCTTGCTATCAAAGTCATTATTAATACCTAGAGGTATACATGTATGCTCTTCTACACCTTCCTCTTGAAATAAGAGGAGATCACTCATATTAGATACTGACTCATCTGTATGAGTTTTCTCATCTAATTTTAATACTATACCCGATAGTCCTTCTTTTACTTCAAGACTATCCATTAAAGTAATACGCCCCACGTAGTCATCTAATAACTTTAGGGATTCATTTTGTGAATATTGATCGATTAAAGCGTCAATCGCTAAATCTAATTCAATATCTGGAACTTCAAGAAGTTGGATAGCAGCTAAGTCTTTTTGAGTTTTTATTTCTCTGGTTACAGTTTCTAACTCTTCAAAAGAAGGGATAGAGTTGTACTCTTGATAGAACTTATTCATTGCTGTATACAAGGAGTTAAATGACTCCTCGAAGAAGTCTTTTTTAACTCTTGCCCAACCGTCGAGACTCCGTTCCTCCATTAACATGTGTAGAACTACTGCCCCAATATCCATTATTTCGCCTTATGTTCGTTATCCTGTATAACTTCGTCCAACTCTTGCTCTAGTCTAGATAAGATGTTGGAGCGAAACTCTCTCATCTTATCGGGGTAAAGTGCCCCGGAATCGAATAAAAAGTTTAGCTGCTCATCAGTTATTAGTTGTTGTAGGGAAAAGTATATACCATCCCAAGGATCGTTTGTGCTAGGATAAGCCTTGATATCTGTAAACTCACCTAATACGTCTTTTGCTCTTCTAATTGCCTCGGCACTTGTAAAGCTGTCCACGTCGTGGAATTTTGCTATAATCTTGATACGTTTCTCCTGCGACAAAAAAGGGGTAACATTGGAATATTGTTACCCCTTATTAACTTATTTAGTTACTTAAGCTGCTGCTGCGTTCTTAGCTGCTTTTTTAGCACCATCATGATTAGCACATGTGATACCACGACGAGTTAACATAGTTTTTACACCACGTACAGTCTTGTCGATAGACTCAGCAATTTGCTCAACAGTCATAGCAGAGATATCACCTAACTCACCTAAAGCATCTACATTAGCTTTAGCGCGTGACTCTTTTTGCTTAGGGATTGAAGTAATCTCACCAGAGCGTAAGAAAGACAATGCTTTACCACGAACTGAGTTAATTGACTTACCTAATGCTTCAGCGATTTCTTCAACAAAAGCCTCTTTAGAAACTAAGTCTAAGAATGTGGCTTCTTCGTCTGTAGAGTAAGTACGAGCAACTTCTACTTTCTCAGCTGGTTTAACGTGTGAAGTTAATTCCATAGAAAGGATTTTACCTTGTACTTGCTTAGCAGTAAATGCACCGCCTTCATACGCTGTTGCGATATCAGCGTATGTGTACGCACCACTGTTATCTGTAACAAATGAAGATAAAGAAGCTGCTTGCTCATCTGTAAATGCTTTTTTATGTGCTGATGCAGCTAATTCTACATCGTAACCCATTTTACGTAGCTTAGAGCTAATAGAACGAGTAGTAGTGTCTAATTCAACTGATGCTGATGCTACTGTGTCTTGTGTAATTGTGCCCATGTTCTCTACCATTGCTGTTAGAATTCGTGTGCGGTCGTCTGTCCATTTTGGAGTTGTACTCATAATTTGTTATCCTTTAAAATATCTTTGATTGTTAAAATTGGAATACCTAAGCTATCTGCTTTGGCACTCTTACTTGATTTTCTTCCTTCTTCATCTACAAGATAATCAGTCTTTTTAGTGATAGAAGTTGTAACAGTAAAGCCAAATGATTCTAAATAGTTCTTTGCGAGGTTTCTATTTTTGAAATCATTTAATTTGCCTGTAATACAGACGGATTTACCGATACTTTTAGTAGTTACTTCTTGTACCTCCGACTCAAATGAGAATGGTAAATACTCAAGGTTATCACAAAATTCATTATGATACCAATTAAGTAAGTTTGTACAAGATTTAGGTCCTAAGCCTGCTTCTAAACATCTCTCGTGGGTTATATCGCGTATGCTAGATATCTGTTTAGTTAGTTTTTTAGAAGCGGAGGAACCAATTAATGATATTGAGAAAGCAGGGAGTAACACTGTCAAATCAACTGATTTACTTAACTCAATCTGATTAAACAACTTGTCTCCTAACTTATCTCCTATTTCATCAACTATTTCTTTTTTAGACATCGAATAGATGTCTGGTATAGAGGTAAGAGGTAACTTTTCGATAGTCTTAGGACCTAATCCTTTTATTTTTAGTGTTTTAGCAAAATGTTCTAACTTCTTACTCGATGTAGCTTCGCAATCGGGATTGCGACAAAATAATTGGTCTTTTACTAATTCTAACTTCGACCCACAACTGGGACATTGGGTAGGTGGTTCTATTCTTATCATCTTATTCGTTTTCTCAATTTTCTATATAATATATTATACTTAACTTTCAACTAAAAGTCAAGAGTTGTTTTTCTTGATGTATTAACCAACTCTTCCTATAACACAAGGGATGATCTTACCAGCTCGAATTACTTCAACCTGACAACCTATTTCTAGGTCTAAACTTTCAATGTATGCCATGTTATTCAACGTAGCTCTAGAAATTTTAGCGTCATCAATAATTATCTCGTCTAATATAGCAACAGGGGTAACCTTTCCAGATTTTCCTGTTTGCCAAATTACATCAAGTAGGGTGGTTACTACTCCCTTCTCTCTAGTTTTTAGAGCGTATGCCCCTCTAGGGTGGTGTGATGTATTACCCATATCCTCAAATACTGTATTAGAGTTTACTCTGAATACTCTACCATCTTCGGGGAATTGACTCCAATCTCCTTTAGTTACAGTATTAAATCCTATAGCCTCTAATAAATACATATCATTAGTATAAGATTCGCTAAAGCAAGGTTGAACGTTGTACGAGATAAAGGTAAGGTCTCTACTTAAAAACTCTTTAATATCTTTTAGATTTAAAGCACCTGCCGCATAATTCCTAGCATTAGGTATCTCTTTAGGAGCTACTATCTCTCCGGTTATTTGTATAGTACCGTAGTTATTAATACTATAAGGTATAATGTTATCATATATAAACTTATCGGTAACATCAACACCTGCAGTACCGTCCCCACGTGTAGTTACTTTATGTAACTTCCCTTCTTTATACTGAATAGCAATAGCTGCTCCATCTAATTTAAGGGTTTCAACTATATCTAATCCTAGAAGTGGGTTCTTATCCTCACCTACAAAAACTTTCTGAAGTGAGTATAGTGGAAACAGATGTTTTCGTTTAGCGTCAGGGTTATAGCCAACAGGCTCATACCCTTCTCGCTCTGCTAATCTGTCAAACTCTTCGTCAGACAACAAAGGCTTACCTTCATAGTAAGCCTTTGATGCCTTATCCAATAAATCTTTATTGTTCATATAAGTCCTTTATAAGTCCTTTAAAATGAGTTTCTATAGACCCCTTACTTTCTGCTAAACTTAGTATTTCTACTAATGCCTCAAATAAGTTAGATAAGCTATTAAGCTCAAAAGGGATACATGCGCCTTCTTTAGTTGGCATATATATTCCTTCAAAGTCTAAATAGTATTTTCTAAGGTGGAGGTACTCAATGTCTCTAAATTTAGAAACGACAAGCCTCCACTGTATCTCTTTATTCTCTTGTTCTAGTATAATTCTCTCATAAATATCATCTTCTGCGTCTGTCATTTATTATCCTAATCTTAGTACTATTTCCGATTTCTCAGTATAGTACCAAGAGGTTGGACATTAGTAACAGACTCTATGTTTAGTTGCCTGAAGGAATCTGTGTCCCAACAGAACATTAGCATATGTCCGTCTTTTATATTTATGTTTTTCTTATTCTTTTCTTTGATGTATGCACAAGAGTCAAACTCTAAAGTACACACGTTATATTTTAACTTTTTGGATACGGGGCTTCTATAAGTTATTATAGCATCTCCCGCTATCTCCATTTTAGTTAGGAAAAGATCCTTGACCATGTAATTTTACTCCTAGGTTTTGTAAATGTTCCAGTTTACCTAGTTCATACCACGGCTGACTTGCAAATCTTCGATTCTTACCATGTACCCAAATACGGTAAATATTACCGTGTTCTTCTTGGGTTTGAACCAATTTATCTATTGTAGCAGTGTTATTGTACCGGGCAGACCACACTAATTCACCGGGTTTAAAGTCCTTAGATAGGACTTCATCGGGGAGTAACTCTGGTGAGAAGTAACTACTAGAGGTGGAACGAACGGGGACGTTAAACCTTCTAATAATTCCTTTTATGAAACTACTAGAACGATACATAAACTTAGCAATCTCCGAAATAGAGTCTCCATTAAGATACTCTTCAATAGCTCTCACTACTTCAGTATCTGTGGCGGACTTTCCTCTATTTTTAGCTCGGAGTCTTGAGTCAGTTGCTGCACGCTCTTTGTAGCCAGCAATAATATTACCAAGTCGGGTAGTGTTATAAGATATTCTAAGAATACCACACGCCTCCTTCTTAGTAATTGGTTTATCACTTTCCAATAGCTCGGTTACATACTTTACGTTATTATCATCGAGCTTCTCGCTGTCTTTAACTTTAACTCTTATAGCCATGTAACCTCCCTATTAGAAAATAATAAAGGGACTGAATCAACAGCCCCTAGTAGTAATTAACCCTTATTAATAGCGTTAATTACATCAGCAACATACTTAGCCGCTTTACCAGACAATTTACTAATGATATCGTCATCAGCCTCTTGTCCAGCGTCTGTAATAGCCGCAGTCATCTCATCTTGACAATCCTGCTTAGATACCCGCTTACTAGCAGTACCTCCGGAAGCAGACTTACTTACTGCCACCTTCTTAATATAAACACCCGCTTTAGATAGAATCATTCGTACACCATTTGGTGACTCCTCTAATTCATCTGCTAAGTCTTTTACAATCTCCATTGAGTTCTCTGGAGTTGGTTCTGCATTCTCGTACATTGATACTGCTAATGCTTTCTTTTCGTCATCCCATGCCATCTTATTCGTTCCTATATGTTATTAAATTAAATTTATCTTACTTAATCTTTCGATTTTCTAATGTATATTATACTTTGTTTTAAGCAGTTTGTCAAGAAGTTTTTAGCCTCTGCTGTTATTCAGTTTCTAAAGAAGTAGCCTCTGCGGACTGTTCTTTCTGAATAGCATACTCTAATGTAGCTATAATCTGCTTTAAACCTGTAATGTTATTTGTAACGCTTTCTTGCTGCTCATATAAGTGCGACAGCTGAGCTCTCTGTTGTAGTAAATCATCGCTTAATGTTGCCATTTTTATTCCTTTAATTTAGAGTTTAAAAAGCCCCATTTTAGGTGGGGCCAGTTCCTTTTGACCTGCTAAACAATAAGGGACATTTTGTCCTTGTTAAAGTTTCTAAAGCAGGAACCAAATCCATTATCACGTAACCACTTTGCTCTAAGTGAGAATGCCGTATCAATTTCCTCTTGTAATATAGCTAAGCTAGCTTCTAGTTTCTCACGTTCAGCAGTGTCAATTTTAGTGACATCTAAAGTGAAGTAGTTATTACTGGGTTCTGATAGCACAATGGCTTCTCTAGTTGTAAGGTTTTCGGGTGTTTTGCGGTATTGGAAGTGTATATTTTTCATCTTATGCGGTTCTCCGTTAGTTTTTCAATTTCTTAATATGTATATTATACTTAAATTTTGGTAAAATGTCAAGTATTATTTTTTTAATGCTAGTATGTAGTATTTCATTTGTTTATTATTCTGTTTGGTCGGCGCGGGTTGGAAAATGCTGGTCGTACCCGTGAATTGCTGGTAATTTGTTCATATTAGCATACTTCTGTTTAAGTTCTAGGTATAGCTCTAGTAGTGACTTACCACTACCGATCATTTCTTCGTATACTTCTGCGTTTTGTTTAGCTCTTAGGCTCATTATCAAATTCCCTTAATAACTCCTCGCACATAATAGTAATTGATTCGGATAGTGCGAAATTATCCATGTCCCCTTTATGTCTCTGTTGTAGTTGTTCGCTCAACATCTTTATTCCTTTTAACTTTGTCGCGCATTGTTCGTCTGTGTGCATCTTCATCGTACTCTGTCTCCCATATCATACTTACAAGCCAAGCTACCCATAATAGTGCTCCACCCATTAGAATTTCAAATATATCTATTTCCACGATAATCTATCCTCTTCGTTCCTACATTCATTAGCGGTTCTCTTTAATCTGCCACATAATAAATCATACTTATCCTTTAATTCAGAGTGTTCTATTTGAAGTTTGCGGTATTTATCTTCTAAGTGTTTTTCATTAGGTGTTATCATTCAAAATCTCCTGTTAAATTCTTTTTAATTTCAGTTAATATCTTCTTATTATAGTTTCTTTTGGTGAACATACTATATAGTTTCTTCAACCCAATATTACTCTTAAACTCTTTCAAAAAAGTACATTCTTGATGGTATCTATTAAGTTTATCGTTAGTATCATAATGTCTAAATCTAATCTTCTCATCAGTATTAAATTTTACATAGTACAATGCATCTCCAACTTTAATATCAACTGTATCATTTTTCATAAAGAACGCTGGTTGTAGGGGTCTATACCACTTAGATATATTCATTTCCCCTACTGCTAATACAGTGTTATTTGTGAAGTCATTATTATGAAAAAATGCGGGTGATTGGCTAATGCTTATGTCGGACTCAGAAAAGAATATAGTATATATGGAAGGTTGTATTAATTGTTGTTCCTTCTCATAAAACAAAATACTTAATTTTTCATCAAAAAACTTTTGAGTTTTATTTATTGAAGATATCCCAACATTACCATTACTATCAACAGTATGCTGCAAATCCAGATCGAAATTCGATTTTATCACATATGTATTTTGGAAAAATTTAATATACGCATTACATTTTGAGTACATTTTAAACCCAGCGCCTTTGATGTGATTACCCTTAATCAAATCTTTTGCCACAAGTTCTGGGGGTTCTGACAAAAGATGTGTACCCCCCGTCTCTCCATCGCAATAATATTGCGACCAATAGACATCTATCAT